CGCTGACCCTCTGCTTGTAAGGCAGATGCTCTCCCAGCTGAGCTAAACTTCCACATATGGAGCGGCCGACGAGGCTCGAACTCGCTACCTCCACCTTGGCAAGGTGGCGCTCTACCAGATGAGCTACGGCCGCACATGTTTCAATCGCTTCAAGCGACGTTTGTTATTATAACCGACCTTTCCCAAAAAGTCAAGGGTTTTCTTGCATTTTGTTCCACATTTTTTCAAATCTTTTTTCCTTCCCGATATCCAACTCGCGGGCTTTTCCCGTTACGTTTTTCTCCCTCGTTTTGTTGCCTGGGCCTCGCAGCGGATTTCTACATTTGCATCGCTATTCTTATTATGTTGCATCCTATACTCTTTCCCTGCATCCTCGGAAGCAAATAAACTGTTGCCTTTTCTATTCTTTTTTTAGGGCAACACCGCACAATTCCCGCCTTGCGGCTTAAGCACCGCTCCGGCAGCTGCGGCACGGCATCTGCGTTGCCAAAATGCTCGATAAGACATCCAGTATTATCTGCGCTTTTGGCTTGGCATCTGCCGCACCTCGCTTGCCGTATCGGCACTTAGAATTATGCGGTATTGCCTTTAATTTACGAAAAATACAAGGAAACAATTGAGCTTGTCTTTGCAGATGCAAAAGACAAGCTCACCATGCGCTATACCCACATGAGAGGCCTGACATGCGCTACGCAATGGGTAAGACTTAAATTTGTTACCATGAATCTGAAAAGGCTTGCAAGCTGGGCGTGGAAGCGCCTTTGTTTGCAAGCCTTTAGGAAACATTTCTGAATTTTTGAGGCTGCGGTTGGCTGTTGCGTGGCTTGATGATGAACTCTTTTGACAAACTAACAACATATGCTTTACTCCTGATTGCATATGAAATGTGCACCAAATAGCTGGGCAGCAATTGATTGAGAGATTCTCTTTGAAGATTCCTCAGTTGGTTGTTGTTCGGCTATTTTTTAGCCTTCAGGAAGCCTGCTCCCGCAAAAAGGAGCAGGCTTTATGTTTGTCCGTTTTTTTGTGGATGCTCCAAACAGTTAAATATCCGCAGCGTTCCAAGCTCCCGGCTTTTCACACTTTATCAAAAGTTTTGAAGTTACACATGAGTTTCAATACTGTCCCAATCCTTTGGCTTGAAGGACGTGCAGGAATGGTTAGGGCATCCTGATATAAAGATGACGGCGAATATTTACGGACATTTGGATACCAAAAGAAAGCAAGGCATTGCAGCAAATATGCAGCGACCTTTGCCTGCTGGATAAAATCGGTTAGAACTGGCCCTATTTTCACCGCAAAAAAGCAAAAAAATAGAACCGCCAAGTTCTTTCAAACTTAGCGGTTCTGCGTTGAAAAACTCAGCTCACTGTTTGGTCCGAGTGGCGAGAGTCGAACTCTATTACATTAACGTATTATCGTATAAAATACTGTATGTGCACCAAAATTGCACCTGTGCAATTTGACGGAAAACTTTGCAGCCCTATATTTGGTATTGCAAATCTCACCCTATAATAATGGACAAAACTTTTATTTAGTTCTTTTCAAATCGTGCATCAATCCTGCATACGTTTCCGGTTTTGCTTCCTTTAGTGCGTCCATGAATTCATCCAGTACACGCCAAGCATGGCCGGAGTCTGCGCTTTTCATAGTTTCCAAAAATTCACTCATTCCACAACACACTCGTAATATTTTTCCACCTTATCTTTGGATGCGTCTTTATCATTGATAAAAGCCGCTGCGAGGTCTGCATAAAATTCAGGAGTGTTTACATTGTGCTTTTTGGCTACCGGGTAGTAGTCACTAAACATCATGTTCATGGCTGCATAAAATTCTTCCTTTGTGCTGTCCATTCCGCGTGAAGTCATATAGGTGGAAGTCTGGTCAACCGTCCAGTGTTCGCCATACGAACCGTCAGCGTTTTCCATTTTATGTACCCACTGCTTCAAGTCGCCGGAATCCTGTTTAATATGCAACGCCTTTTCAAAGTCCTTCATGGCCATATAGCAGCGTACAACGCTTTCAAAGCCTTCCCTGCTTTTGGGTGAAATTACATCTCCCATACAATAATAGGCTTCTTCTTTGAGCCGCTGCTCATAGTCTTCAAAGTCTTTATATGTAAGCTCTTTCAAGCTTTACACCTCCCTGTTCAGCGCATATCCTCCGAATAGCGGTGTTTAGGTTCACGGTCATCTTGGTCAGTATCCATCCGGCGGCGCGTGTCATCCGCATAACGGCGGTCACGGCGCATATCATTGCCATAAGTGCCGCGCATTTTTGCTTCCCAACCGCCATCATGGCTGTAACCCTCTTCTTCCATAATGTCATCAAGGTTGGCAATGCTCTGCGTGACCTTGTAAACCACGTCAAGATCACGAACATTCAAAGTGCCGTGACGGGAAACTTCATCCAGTTCATCACAAAGCATTTCCCGGATGTCATTCATTGCTTTCATGCTCATTGTTATTTTCCCCTTTCTTAACTTTCGCGTTCAACAATCAGATTGCTGTTGGATACGGAAATTGCCTGCGTGCTGCTATTTTCCACCGCTATTGTTACGCAGCATCCACGAGGGACCTCGATAAATGCAGCAATGTAAATATTGAAGAAATTCTCAACTGCCGCAGGTGTCACGGTTGCTGTGGCGCTATTCAGCGGCTCACCATTGATTGCAAGAGAAGCTGAAATCGCTTCAACTGTTCCTCCAGTTGGAATTGCGATATTCGCCCCAAACGAAATTTTGAATCGTGCCTTGCACTGATTTGTCAAACCGCGCAGCGTTACAATACCAGACCCGGCACGGTGAACAATGCAAGGTTTACCAGCTACTACTGTTTCTGTAAGCAAAACATTTTGTCCAGCTGCCACAGTCTGAACAGCTGCCGAAGTGTACTCTGCCATAAAAACAATCCTTTCTTCTAAGAATAAACGGCAGGACTATTGCCCCGCCGCCTTTTTTGCAAAATCAGCTCAGGGCTGAACATGTAAGAAACCCTCACAAGTTGCCATATTTTACTTAGCCTGCACAGCTGTTGGCGTAACCGCAGCACCCGTAACCATAATTGCCAGTATACGGGTTTGCGACCGCGTAAGCAGGCACCGGAAGCGGTGCAGCACGGCGCAGGATTTCATTAGTACTTGCATCGATTGCCGCACGAAGCGCGGAGTTCTGATCGGACTGAGATGCAGCCAGGCGCAGCGCCTGGTTTTCGCTCTGCAAGGTTTCAATCTTGTCCTTGCACAGGTAATCCAGGATTGCGCGGGTGTTGGTGTTCTGGTTCTCCACAATGTCACGAGTGTTAAAGTTCATCGTGTTCTGCATTGCGTTGAATCCCTGCTGCATCTGGTTGCGTGTATCACACTCCTGGGTAGCAATCGTGTAATTCACGCCCTGGATGCCGCTCTGGGTCTTGCAGCAACAATCCGCAAGCTGGGCACCAAGTGCATTCTGGCCCTGAAGCAGTGCAACATTGGTTGCGTTAAAGCCCTGCTGAATGCTGTTGTTCAGGTTATTAAACCCGTTCAGCATGCCGGTGTTAATGGCATAAGTGCTGTCGCAAATGCCATTCTGGATAGAGCGAATGCCGTTGTCAATACCATTAAGGGCAAAGCCCTCATTGATATCGGCACGGGTTGCATAGCCCTGGAAACCGGGGGAATTAGCGCCGCGAATGCCGCCGCCAAAGCCACCGAAGCCGCCAAAGCCCATGCCACCCCAACCGAATATACCGAAGATTAGAAACAGCACGATCCATGCCGCCCAATCGCCGCCCCACATGCCATTGTTGCGGTTATTGTTTCCGGTAACAGCGGCAATATCGGCAGGAGTCATATCGTTATAAACTGCCATTGGTTATCTCCTTTTCAAAATTTTTATTCTAAATGCGGCCGCATTTATTCAAAATCCGAACATAGAACGCATTGTAGAAAACTGCTGTTCCATATTTTTGGCTTGCTGTTGGATAGAATTTAACTGCTGCTGACTTAATTGCCCGGAAGCTACAATCTGTTCTATCATTTCATTTGGGTTTTTGCCCTGCATCTGCTTCATAAACTGCTGGAATTGCTGCATCATGTTTCCCTGTTGGTTTTCATTAAGTCTGTTGTAAAGCGGGTTTGGCATTTGTTGCCTCCTTTACTGTCTTTTGCGGTTTTGATTGCATTTGGTTTTTCAATTCATTAAATGCGGTCGCAAGAGCATCAAATTCTGATCGTGTGACAAAATTTTCTCTTTTGGGGTTTGCTTCCGATTTCGATTCCCGTTTGTGGTAGTCATAAACTTCCATCGGATAAGGCATATTGTTTATATCACGGCATTTTACATAGAATGTCTGTGTGTCCCGATCCATTAAAATGACTTTACTTCCGGGTGCAACCATATAGCCATTCGCTTCACCCTCGCCAGATACCCATACAACCTCACAAGATTGTGTTGTTTGCTGCGTAGGCATTTGCTGTTGTGGTGGTTGAAATACGCCTTGACGCAACTGGGCAAGCTGGTCCGGCATAGGCTGCCCATAAAACTGTGGGTATGGGTTATAATACGGCACGTTCATTGCTGCCCTCCCAATAAGCTTTTGGGACTTCATCACCGCAGTCCCATGTATCTATCCAATCTCCATTTTTTACGCAAACAATATGCGTTGACATTTCAAGGAGAAACGTTCCCTTGCAGTTGTCATCCGCGAACTGTTTAACTGTGCATTGCCTTTGGGGTATACTTGGAATTTTGTTCCTTTTCCACCCCTTCCTAATCAGATATGTTTTCCACACTCGATTGGCGCATGGCATGTCACAAAGCCAAAATCCTTGTTCACATAAACCTGTGTAAATTTCTTTCCAGGACATATTTAATGCCGCCGCCAGCGCTCTGACAGCGCAATCTTCTGTGTGCCTGCCTGCTGGGTTGAGATTGAAATTTTTATAGGCCATTTTTTGTTTCCTCTAGCTTAATTATAAAAAAATAGACGTAAAAACGTGCGACACGAACGCGACAGTTTTACGCCAAGTTTATACAAAATATTTTTCAAAAGTCTATTTACAATGCTACTTTAGAGTAGTATAATATAAGCAAGATAAGAAATAAACACACAATTATAACAGGAGGAAAACAAAATGACTAACACCATTATTAACAGCATCAACGCAGATATCATCAGCAAGGCAAACGAAGCGAACAAGGCCGAAACCGAGCGCATCGTTAACACCTATCAGCAAATGTGGGGTAACGGAGATAGCTTTATAGCGAATGACATGGCTTTTCTTTTTGGCGGTGCACAGCGCAGCGGATTGAATGATGACGAAGAGATGGCAGCAGCTGTCAAGGCCGCAGAAACCGACCTGATTTATAAAGTTATCATCAAGACTTGGTTCAAGGATATGAGCCGCGCAGATGCTGTTGCTATCTGCAACAAGCTTTTTAGTAGCAGAGACAGCATTCAGATTTTTTCTGCAACACTAACCGCAAACGATGTTGCACGGAATTGGAATGCAGAGCACAGCAACGAGAAGCCCATTTACATGACCACTCGCGCTATTGAGGAGACTTTTGGAAGCATCTAAGGATGCAGGAGGCATCAAGATGGACATTACTCTCAAGGAATACGCTTTTCGACACGGCAGAACCCCCGCAACCGTGCGGCAGAAAGTTTTGCGCGGAGGATTTAAGACCGCGCACAAAATGGGCCGTGACTGGCTCATAGACGAAAATGAGCCTTATATCAAGCGCCCGACAAGGAATTCGAGGCAAAATCAAAAGGCAAAAGACGAGGAGGGGCAATGAAATGAAATCGTTGCCCCCGTTACCATCAAAAATGGTTACTGCATACCTTCTTCCGAACGAGCTATCCGCACTTTCAAACTTGCAAAAAAGGATGAAACTTGAAAGTCTTTCGGATGCGGCAAGGTATTGTATCTTAAAATGTAAATTGCCAGTGTATCCACTTCCACAACGTTCTGATATCGCATTTTACTATAGGAAAAGAATGGACATAGCCTTACACTTTGACGAATATGCTGTATTACAAAACATTGTCAGCACAATGTCAAAGCAGTCCGGAAAAAACATTTCGATATCAACTGCAATTCGTAGCGCGATTGTATATGTATCGAAGCAATAAAAACAAGAAAGCCCCGGTTTGTGATTGAATGTATCACAAACCGGGGCTTTTTATTACCCAATTTTACTTTTTATCGCTTTAACTCTCCGATTAACCGTCCTTTCACTGCAATACAATTCCGCCGCAATATCGGCGTTGTGCATCCCGCGCCGCCGCAAGTCCAACACGGCGTGTTCGTCATCGGTCAGGTCAAAACATAGGTCATCATAGTCGCTGCGGCTCATTCGGAAATCAAACTTACTTCCCATTTCCAAAGCCCTCAAGAATCTGCTTGAACGCCTGATGTAGACCGGTGGATGCCAGCCCACTTGCAAGGCCGGACAAAATAACGGTAGCGGTAATTTCAGGCCAATTCATCCAGCAGGCCAGCGCAACACCAAGCACTGCGCAAATCGTGGGAATATACCGGTTGTCAACATCCTTAATCCACTGCTTGACAATCCAGCCCACGCACAGGCAGATGCCAACAATCACGGGGATCATATATTCGGACAGAAAAGAAATATCCATTTTGCTTTCTCCTTTTTTTAGCCGATCAGATGCTTCTGCAAGGCTTCCTTTGCCTTCTGCATCTGGTCAATGTTGTTTCCGTCAATGTTGTGGTCAAGAAGGGCAAGCAGTGCCTGCATGGTCACGTGCTGCCCTTCATCCATGCGGTCAAGCCGCTGTTTGTCGTTTCTCAAAAAGCCCTCCATAGCGTTCACCCGCGCTTCTAACTGGGTAATGCGTTTGTCCTGGTCGGTTTTTGGCTTTTTTATTGCGGTAATTACTTTGCTGATAGCCACTCCCCCGGCATACAGTCCGGCGGCAGCACCCGCCGCGTAAATCAAAAATGCCCAGGCTTCCGCGATCGTAAACGAAAATACATGCTGCATTGGCATCACACCTCCACGATGGGAATTCCATAGGCTACAGCCGCGTCATGTTCAATGCGGCACCCGCGATAGTCCTGCCAGCCAGGGGCGAACACTACAAAATCAGCGGTGCCCAGTAGCTTGAGGCTTTCGCTCAGATACCACAGCGGTGTTGCGTCAGCCGGGGCATCCTCAAAAAAGGATTCGATGACTCCGACTTCCTCATGTGTTTTCATATACACATCGGCAATCAGTGCCTTGCGCTCTTTGAGGATTTCTTCGTCCGTTTTGCCGCGCATCGGCTGAGAAATAAAAAGTTTTTTCACCGCATCACCCCACATATTCGGCCTTATACAGCCCTGCTTCAATGAGTTTCAGCTCCGCACACTGACGCATAATATACCAGGCATCACCGCTGGATACCGGCCCAACGTCCAGCATCCACTGGTTGCCATCCGCACAGGTTTCGCGGTACAGGCCCGCCGCGATCAGCCCCAGCCCCTCGCACAGGGTGCGGATGGTTGCGCGGTCTCCGCTGGAAATATGGCCAATGGTAATCCGCTGCTTGTCCAGCTTGTTGGGGGTGGTATCCTCCGGGGTGGGCGCGGTGTGGCCCTGCAAGCCCGCCTGAATCATCAGCTGCTCATAATCCTTGTAGACCCGGTTGCAGTCCAGGCTAGTGCCGTAGCCGGGGATGCCCAGGGCGTTGCGGCTGGAATACTGCCAGATGCCATACGGCAGCGGGCAGGTGCAGGCGCTGCCGTACTGGGCCACCCAGATATCATACTTGGACAGCGCCTTGTAGTCCAAGCGGTTGCGGATAAAATCGCAGCTGGCATACAGGATGCCGTAATACCCCGCCGCCTCGACCTCGCCCAGAAACGCTTCCACCAGTGCCGTGCGCTGCGCGTTGGTCAGGCGCAGGATGCACGGCTCATACTCGATGTCATACGCCACCGGCAGGCACAGGTGCTTGCCCTTAATCGCGGCCAGGCAGCAGCGTGCTTCCTGCCGTGCTTCCTCCGGCGTGGTGGCGTAGCTGTACCAGTACACGCCGTACTGGATGCCCAGGCGGGCGCACTCCGCTGCGTTGCGCTCAAACTGCGGGTCTTTCTGGCTAGCATGGCGGCCATATCCCGCGCGCAGCATGGCGTGGCGGATGCCCTTGTCATACGCCGCCTGCCAGTTGAATTTGCCCTGATGCTTACTTACGTCGATTGCATAATACATGCGCTTCACTTCCTTTTTGTGTTGTATGCTGCTGTAGCTGCCCAGCCGCACTGCGCTGGAAGCTGTGCTGAAATCACTATCCAGCCAGTTCAGCGGGTTGGTGCGCTGGCCTTTCCAGCGCACTTCAAAATGCAGGTGTGCACCAAAACTGTTGCCGGTGTTGCCGCTGTAACCGATCAGCTGACCCTCCTGCACCTGTTGGCCTTGCTTGACAACAATCTTACTAAGATGTGCGTACAGCGTTTCGAGCGTACCATATTTGTATGTAGCGTGTTTCAGCTTGATCATGTTGCCATAGCTGTTGGTATCGCCGCTGGTGCGCTTGCCGTTCCAGCGGTACGCGATTGCAACCGTGCCACCCTCTGCGGCGTATACCGGCGTGCCCACCACTGCGCGGAAATCCAGCGCCCGGTGCAGGCTGCCATCATTGTAGAGCCAGCCCGCGGTGATAATGTGCTGGGCCAGGGGCCAGCGGAGCAGGACGTCTTCGTTGGATAATCTCATGTTTTCAACTCCTTGTTGGTTGGATAAAGCCCTCTTTGGTTAACTAATTGCTCTAGCTATATACTCACCCAACAACTTTTGTCCTAAATCATTCGGGTGCGTTGATCCATCTTGCTGTGAACAATATTTATTGGCATTTTCTGCTATCATAAAATGAAGTGGAGCATTCACATGTGTATTTATAACTTCAATAGAGTACATGCCACAAATTTCTGTTATTGCGTCACAATATTCTTTTAGCGTTTTCCCTGTGGTTGGATTGACTGATAGTTGATTAGCATTGCAAATAGGTGTTAAAAAGAAAATCTGTTTTCCGTTATATTTTTTTATTAGCCCTTCACATAATACCCTAATTGCACCGCAAAACGAAACATCAGTAGTATCTGAAATATCTCCAAAAGGAGCAGTGTCTGTATGGTCAGGCAACCAATCATTTGTACCACCCATTACAAAAACGACATCTGCATCATCGTCCATATCTGAGTATCTATTGGTAAATGCCTGTTCTGCTTTGCTACCATCTCCACTGTTATAAGCTCCGGAGACATGTGTACCACCAATTCCATAATTTTTATATGTCATTCCGCAAAGTTTAGAAACCCAATATGTCCAATTTTCAGTCATATTTTCCCAAGTTTTTAATATTGGGTTATACCAAGAACCAGCGGTGATACTATCACCCAAGAAAACTGCTTTTTTACCGTTCCAAGTATTTATATCTTTAGATGTTAAACGTTTCAGCTCTTGCTTTCGCACAACTGGCAAGTTTCCATCAGTAGACATTACATACATCTTTGTTACGTATGATGGGATTTCAACACTTGCCTCATAGTTTTTTAATGATTCTTCTCCTTTAGTAAATATCTTGTAAGGCTTTTCATTGTTATCCGTAAGTACAACTAAGGCTCTGTCTCCTTTTAAGTATGAATTTAGTGAAATGTTATACCTCTCATACGGTTTAACATCAAACACATAGCTCTTTTCTGGTAAAGAATTTACTAACACCGCTGTGGCGATAGAAAATACTTTATCTATCGGATTGGAAAGAGTAATACTATTGTCAACAGCTAATGACTTATACGCTTTTGATATAAAAGAATCTAATTTTTCATCCGTCTTTTTATTTACAACGCCCTCGAAATAAAAATATTTACTCCAGTCAGAAATAGGGTAGTTATCAGTATAAATTTCGTCTATCACAATTTTAATGTACCTTGCTGTTTTATCTATGACAGTATCTCTTGCGAGATTAGTAGAATTTTTATAAGAATTATATGATTTATCATCGTTATAATATACAATATTGCCACCATAAGCATACTGTCTTAAACTATTAAAAATAAATTTATCATAAAATGATAAGTCAATAAAATCCTTTGTCCTGACGCTTTTTTCGCTTTGTAATAAGATACCATTTGAAGCATCTATCCCACCAGGTTCAAATTCTATATCCAAAATTGTTCTATTTTGTTGCTTAATAGATTGAAGCAAATATGATGAATTGCTACTTAAATCTTCCTTTAGCGTACTAATCCCGCTGGTATTTTCATCCACCTTCCCGCTCAGCGTGCTGTAGTCTGCCGGGATAGATTCCAGCGTTTTCTTTGCATCCGCAGCACTGTTAGCTGCCGCGTCCGCACTGTTGCCAGCAGATGCCTTGGCGGTTTCTGCATCCGCTTTAGCAGTCTCGGCGGCATTCTGGGCCTGCTTGGCGGCGGCTTCGGCGTTGGCAGCGGCAGTGGCGGATAGGCCCGCGTTGGTTTTAGATTCCTGGGCAGCAGTTGCACTGTTTGCGGCATCGGTGGCGCTTTCTTTGGCAACAGCAGCCTGCTCGGCGGCAGTATCAGCGGCTGCTTTGGCGTTTGCTGCCTGGGTTCCAGCGTTTTTCTGGTTCTCGGCAGCGGCCTGCTGGGCGGTTTCTGCTGCCTGTTTGGCGGCTTCGGCACCCTCTTTGGCCGTCTCCGCAGCCTTGAGGTTCAGCCCTGCATTTGCCAGCAGCTGGCCAAATTCCTCCCGCGTGCCGGTGTAGCCGTGCGCTTTGGCATCGGCATATGCGGTCACGGGGCCAAGATTGGTTTTGATCGTATCAGCCATATATGGTCACCTCCAAATTATCGTTAATAATTGCAAAATCAAGTTTGTCTTTCAGATTTTCAGTACGGGTCAGCTGCAGGTTGCCGTCTAAGTCAATTTCAAGCGCTGCAAAGCCATTGTTGTTGGCAGCCTGCTGGGCAAGTTCAGCACTGCGGGCGGCATCATCGCGGGCGGCTTCTGCATGTCTTTTAGCATCTACCGCGCCGTCCCGCAAGTCCTGCATCTGGGCAAGGGCCTGGGCATTCTCGCTGGGGGTGGCGGTGCTGTTGGCGCCGGGCACCTGCGCGTGATCCAGCACCATGTAGGGCAGATTGCAGCTGATGCGCTGTACACCGTCTTGCACACCCCGGAATGTGATGGTGGCGTACTTGGATGCTCGCATACAGGCTTCCGGAGGGACGGTCACAAGGCCGTCCGTGTCCGCCAATACCGTTACACCCTCATCGTTGGGGACGTTATGGAACGTGGCATCGATCGCAAGGCCCTCCCACTCCGGGCCGTGGCGCAGCAGCAGCTGTTCCGTGCCGTAACTGTCCCAGGTGCCCAGCACCAGCACGCCCATCAGGCCAACCACCTGCGCAGTGTGGCGGGCAAGGGTAATGGTATGTGTTGTCATAGCGTTACCTCTCACTGCCTTAATACGGCGGTTTTTCTTCCTCTGTTTTCGGAGGTTCGATGTTTGCCGCCGCTGCTTCTTCGGCTGCCATGTTCTCCCGCACGGCGGCAAGCACGTTCTCTAAAATCAACTCTGTGACGGCAAACGGCAGCTTTGCTTCGTTAATTGCAGCAATAACTTTGCGTTTGCAATCTTTAATGCGTTTGTTGTCAGTCATGGGGCAGCCTCCTTTACAGTCGTGCGTTTACAGCGTTTTTCAGGGTTGCAATGGCGGTCAGCAGATCATCATCCAGGGCCACAAAAGATGCCCGGTTGTTCTGGCTGGTGATGTTGCCGTCACTGTCCAGTTCTGCGTAAGTGTAGCTTACGCGTTCGCCCTCGGCGGTCGTTACGATTGCCACGGCGCTCAATTTTTTCATATTTCGTTGCCCTCCAAATCTTCTAACAGTGTATCAACGGCCAGGTTTGCGCCGGTATCCATGGTTAATAGATCCTCTGCTGCATCGGCACCGGCATCCAGGGCACGCGCGGCGGTGCTGGCCGCCATGTCAATACCCGCCGGGGTGCCTGCAGGATAATTGCATTCGCTGGGTTCGGCGTATTCGCCCTCGTAACCGCGCTGCACAGCCATAGCCATCCACGAAAATTTCTGCCCTGGTGCGCCGTGTACAATGGCGTACTGGCCGCAATCCTCAGCCCACAGGTGGCCGGTGCCATCGCAGTCCGTCAGCAGCCAGGTCAGCTGCCCATGTTGGGCCACCGTCTCCGCATAGCGCGGATCAGGTACGATCAGGCACCAGCCGTCCGGGCCGCACTCGCCGCGGCCCCAATCCGCAAAGGTCGGGGTGGGCGTTTCAAAAGCAGCCATCTTGATTGGGCCAAAGCTGGTGGACACGATACGGGACTTGCTGCCCCAGGCGCTCAAATTCTGGCAGTTGAGCGTGCCAGACACACCAACGCGAGATGTGTTAAAATCGGCATCGCTGTCATCGCTGCGGTTGTAGGTGATCTGCATCCCAACGTAAGATGTGGGGTTCAGCCCGTCCACCCAGCCGTACTTGGCGTACTTGCTGCACGCGCCAATGTAGCTGCTGCCCGCCTCTGAGTACAGAACGCCGGTTAATCCAATCGACCCGGTGTTGATGGTGGCATACCAGGCGATGTGGCGGTTATCCAGAAATACGCGCTCACCGGCCTCGGTGCCCATGCGAATCCAGGCGTTGTCCAGGTCGTACGCGGTGGTGTAATTCAGGTTGTGAATCTGCCCGGTCGTGATGTTGCCGCCGTTGATAATGGTCTTATCCTGGTTCCAGGTACTCAAATCCGAAAATGTCACCACGCCGGATAGGTTGATCTGTGCGCTGGTGATCTCTGTTCCGCCTGCCGTCAGCTTGATGGTGCTGCTGGTTCCGCTTGTGCTGGCCGTCAGCTTAATTTCGCTCACCGTCTGCTTGATCTCGGTTTTGGTTTCGTTGGCGGTCAGATAGTCGCCAGTGCTGGCCGTCCAGGCAGTAGGGGCGTTGCCCATCTGCACCATGGGGTGCATGATGGTCAGATCGTTGGTAACGGTGGCGTTATCGTCCGCGGTACTTATAAACAGACCGTCTGCATAGCCGTCCGCAGTGGCAACAAAGGCTGCATACCGCATTTTCCAGCCGTTGTCCAGCGCAATGTCCTGCTTCGCATTTTTGAATGCATTGCCGTAATAACTTTTTGTGCCGCTGCTGCTCTTGGTCTCAAACTGTAAAAACAGGCTGTCCGTGCCGGAGTTGAGCTTGTACAGTACGCTGGCGCAGTAGGTCATGCCCTTGGCAACCACCAGTGACTTATCCGCACCGAAGTGGAACCGGGTGTTCTGGGCCTTATTGGTCACATGGACGGATTCACCGTTGATCGTGTATGTTCCTTTTTTGTTCAAGTCATTGCCGCCTGTATCCAGGGTCGCATTGTTCCAGTCATCGGTGCCCGCAATAATATTGTTGCCGCCGGTGATCCGCTGCGTTACCGTCTGGGTAATGCTGTCGGCTTTCTGGTCAATCGCGGATACTGATTCTTTAACGGTTTTGAATTCCCGCTTTGTGCTGTCCAGGTCGTTGGAAATGGTTGTGGTGGTCTCTTTCAGGCTGCGGACTTCCGTTTTGATTTCATCCGCCGATTGGGAGATGAGGCTTTTAGCGCTTTTCTCTGTTATGTAGTCCCCGCTGCTGGCGTTCCAGGCAGTAGGGGCGTTGCCGTATTGCAGCATAGGGTGAAGCAGCTCAAACTTGTTGGTGTAGCTGCCGCCAACCCCCGCCTTTATGCTGCCGCAGCCAAGCTCGACCGTTTTTAGAATACTGGTGTTGCTGGGTGTCCAGGTGCCATACCGCAGCACCCAGCCGTCTGTCTGCTTAATTTCAATCTGGTTTTCGGTTGTTATGCTGGTATAGTAAGAATTTCCGTTGTCGGCGGCATATATAAGGCTCAAACACAACCCGTCTGTGCCGGAAATTGGCTTGTACATGACGGACAGGCACAGGGTAACGCCTTTGGTAATGCGAGCGCCAACGGTGTTGAAAACAAAATACCGATTGGAGTTTGCGTTTATTACGGTCGCGCTTCCGGTATCGTTGTACGTGACCGAACTGCCGCTGGCCGCGTTGCCTTTCAGCTCGGCGTTCTTGAAGCTCTCACTGCCCAGGATCAGGTTGCCGCCGCCGGTGATTTTGGTGTCTTTTTTCACCTCAGAGGAAAGCCCGTCTACCGTTGCTTTCAGGTCGGTGTACTTGCCGGTCAGGTCGCTGGCCTTTACTTCCAGGCCGTCCACGCTGGTCTTGATCTCCAGCATCTTGCCGGTCAGGTTCTTGTAGCTTTGGCTGTTCACGGCGCTGGAACTTTCCCGGCTGGCGCTGCCTACGCTCTCAAAGCTGGCTTTGCCGGAGGAGATTGTGGCGCTCATCAGGTAGGTGTCGAACTCCCGCCCGCGTGCGTCCTTAATGTGCACGATCTGCCCGCAGGCAAGGCCGGAGCTGCTGGGCACCGATACTTTGCAGGGGGTGTAGGTCACGTTTTTCAGCACGTTGTACAGGTTTTGGACAACGCTTTTCAGGTTGGCTTCGGTGCCGGTTGTCAGCAGCAGATTGCCCTGCACTGCATAGGTGTTGGTGGCGGTGGTGCTGTCGGGGTAGATGACCCCCACGTCACTGTCCGACTGCCGGATCTGGACTTTCTCAATGGCCTTGACCGTGTAGTCCTCGTAGCTCAGGCTGTCAGCATAATAGGCGGTGCTGTTGCTGGCACCGTCCGGGGTGATTTTAGCAGTGCTGCGCTTGTCTGTGTAGGTCAGGAATTGCAGCTTGCCGTCTGCATTCATGTGGGCGTAGCAGCCTGCCGCTTCCGCCGCCCAGGAGATAATCTGTCGGCAGGTTAAATCATCCGCATAGAATGCCTGCACGCTGTAGCTGCCATTGATGGGCAGGCTGCTGCTGGCCAGCGTAACCCCCGCCCGCTGGCAGGCCAGCTGAACCAGCTGCCAAATAGTTTCGGGGAACTGCGCCTGATTGGCGTGCAGCCAACCGGAGAAATCGGCATCCAGCTTGGACATGGTGTCGTAGGCCACTACTTTGTATACAGCATTAGAACCGGATACCTCACGCATCATGCCCTGGTATTCCGGTTTTTCGCAGTAGAACACGCCTGCTTTTGTCCTGGTATTTGCATCGTCTACTGTATACAACGTTAGCTTGTCGCCCTGGGCAATCAGCTTTTCATCTGCGGCAATGTACTCCACTTCTATTTCATCGGTGCACGCGCTGCCCAGTGTAAATTCGTTTTCGCTGTTTACGCTGGTTGTTAATGTGCAGGATAAAATAATGGTGGAACCAATCTCTGACCCATCTTCTTTTACAAGCAAATAATTCAGCATTTGGTTCCACCTTCTTTACTTTTCTACCATGTCAAAGCTGACATCTGTATACAATCCGCCATCCTCTTTGCACATGGTCAGGTTGTAAGTTGTATAGGAAATATCGCCCGTGTAGGCTTCCATTGTATGGGTTTCCCCCTGGTCAACGTAAGTTGCCGTATATTCCTTACCCTGCACCAGCCCAACAAGCTCTTTCAGCTCGTTTCCGGTCATGGCATTGTAGGTCAAGCTTACTTTGTGCAGGTCGCGGCGCAGCCAGTCAATGTGCATCACGCCGTCTTCGGTTCGCCCACTGTTTGACCCGGTATAGTTGGTGTGCTCAATCTTTACCCCATGCGGTTCATACAAATTTGTGCCATTTGCAGCCCATGTGGAGCTTTTTGTATTAAATGTCATGGCATCACCTTAAAATGCCGGAACACCGGTTCTGATTTGTTCGCGCTGTGCCTGATTTTTGACTGCGCGGAACACCTCTTTGCCGTCAATAATAATGCGGGTATCGCTGCCCTGCATCTGGGCCAGCATCTGCCGCATCAAAGCCAGCATTTCCCGGTCGCTTTCGGCGTTTGCTTCCAGCACGGTTGCTTTCATCAGGCTTTGTGGGGTCACAATTTCGGGGTTTGTCTGTGCATTAGCGTATTCGCCTGCCAATACAGGTGTCGGGGATGTCAGAACACCGCCGCTGGCAAGGTGGGGCAGTTCGGATATATTGGGGATAAAGTCAAACGTAACGGCATCCCACAATTTATGCCCTGCAATGCTGAACGATGGAATCTCAATCTTTAAGCTGTTCAGCCAGCCAATAAAATTGTTGATTAAGTCAATACCGCCATTTAGAACGCTTTTAATCACATCCAGTGCATTTTCCTTGAATTTCCCTAGTATCTGCATGATATTGTCCAAAAATGCTACTTTGACAAATGCGACAAACACTTTGATTGCATTTTTTGCAATGTTTGCAACCCCCGTAAATACCTCTCCCCAGTTTGTAGAAAACACGCCTTTCAAGAAGCCAATTAACAAATTGAATTCATCTGAAAAAGATTCCACAATCGCAGAAGCAACAGAAGCTACAAATTCTGCTATCCAGCCAAATTCATCCGAAAAGGATTCAACAATGGCAGAGATAATAGACCCGATAAAATTGCCAATCCAGCGGAACGCCGCGCCAACGCTTGATTTGATTTCCTCCAACTGTTCATCACTTACCAGTCCGAATTTGCGCACCAACATGGTAAGCCACTCAAATCCAAGCACAAACATGGCTGCAACCTGGCCGCCAGGCACAAGCAAAAGACCAAACCCAATCAGCAAGGTAATCAAATCGCCAAAGTTCAAATCCAGCTCTTCTTTTGCCTTAGCAAAGTCATCTTTCATCCACTTAATCGCGTCAGGCACCGTTTTTTCAAAAAATGTTACAATCTTTTCCTGAACGCTTTCTGGAATCAGTCCCCATAGCTTTTCTTTCAATTCATCAATGGATTCTTTCGCCGGTTCAAGCCCTTCTTTAAGGCCTTCCCAAAAATTGCTGGCAGCTTCTTTTAGCGTCTCAAAAACTCTTGAAAGTCCTTCCCTGAATGCTTCGCTGTTTATCATCAAATTGGTAAACTGTCCAACAATTGCGCCTATTGCAATCGCAAACGCCGCAACCGGTGCCAGTTGAAAAGCCCCACCTGCCGCACCGTTCAAAGCACCAAACAACTCAAGGATTTTTGCTGCTCCGTCTTTGATAGAGCCAAGAACCGTAGGCAGCAGTTCGGGGATTTTCCACGCCAAAAACGCTGCCCCAACCCCCGCAATAAACGGCAATACCGTCTGCGCTGCAGTCTTAATCCGGTCAACCCATTCTGTCACCTTGCTTTCCGCAAGCTGGCCGAACATGTCATAGCCGGAAAGGTCAATCCCGCCCAGCACACTGCCGCCGGTTCCGGCATCCCCGCTGCCGCTGCCACTACTGCTGTTATCCTGCGCAACGTTCAGTTCATCAAACCCGCCAATCAAATCACGCGTATTTTTCGCGGCTTTTGCAGCAGAATTTGCCACATTGTTCAGCCCTGCACTTGCCCCGCCTGTGGCGGCGGTGGCTTCGTTCTTAAAATCAGCCCACTTTACATGTGCGCCAAATAATTTAGCAATAGCGCCTATCGCCGTTTGCAGCACTTTTACAAATGCAATAATTGGCGGTAAAACCGCAGTAAGTGCCGGGATAAAAATGGCACCAAACGTTCTTGCCAGCTGTTCCACCTGAGATTTTAGAACGCGCATCATGTTTGCCGGGGAATTTAAGGTGCGTCCCATATCCATCTGGGCATTTGATGTTTGTTTCAAAATCGCTATATAGCGCAGCTGGGCCTTATCTGCTTGCGAAAGTGTGTTAATGCTTTTGTTTATTCCAAGCGCATATAGCTCTTGCTGAAGTCTTGCCTGCGAAATGTCAATGCCCAAACGCAGAACAGGTTCCAGTTCGCCAGCCAATGCAGCTTGCAGTTTTTCAAATGCTGTTTCAAACGGGATATCATTCAGTGATGCAAGGTCATATCCCAGTTTCGTTAAGTTTGTACTTAACGTAAACGCTCTGTCAGAAGCCATGCCAAAGCTTGTGGTAAGGTTTTGGAACATAGCCATATTTTTCATGGCTTCCGCAACGTCTATTTGTACCTTATCCGCTATTTCCTCTGCAATTTTTGCGCCTTTGTCGGCGTATTCTCCCATTGCAACGGAAAATAGGTTCACGGTTTCTGCATATTCGCTATACTTTGCAATCGCCTTGCCCAATGTCCGGGAGATTGCCACAATGCTAATCAGGCGTTTGGCCTTGTTTAGCAGGTTACTGAATGCTCCGCCCAAAAGGTTGATTTCGCTCACAGCCTTTTTGGAGGAAAGGTTGTCCATCGCCTTTTTCAGTCTGTCAAGCCCTTTTGTTGCGTTCGTGGTGTCTGCTTCAATTTCTACTGTCAGCTTGTCAATCTGTACTTCGGCCAAAACCTCACCTCCCAAACATGCGTTCCATAAATTCCTGTTCCTGCTTTTCCAGCCTGCGCTTATGCTGTTCTTCCGCTTCCTCTTCCGTCAGCGGGTAGGGTTCGCTAGGGTACTTAAACGGTGTTTTTCCCTTTTCGATAAACATGTTTCCAACGCTAGCCTGCAAAGCCGCCATTGTGTACTGGTTTTCCATCCACGCTTCAAAGTTCCACCGCTGCATGCGCAGTTGATGAGCTTTGCGGTAGGCAATGGCAAGTTTCGGTTCCTGGTTCCAGTACTCATCAGCGCTCATGCCAATACTTAAGTAAAATGGGAACATTTCATCAAAGATTTGCCCCCACGTTTTTTCTTCTTTGGGGAGATCGTCCGTTACTCGGTCTCCCACGTCACCTTTTTTCCGTCATCTGCCATGCTGTTGATTGCGTCAGCGTACATATCGGCCAGAATGCCGCACAGCTCAACGCGATCTTCAACGGTCATGTGGTTCCAGATGTCATCCACCGTCTTGCGTTTCACTCCCTTGCAGCGGGCTGCAAAAGCGCCATAAAACAGCTTTTCCATCTGGGTTGCAGGCTGTGCTTCCAACGCGTTCAGGTTAAAACCGCCCGCTTCCGCCTGTTTTACGGTTTCACGGGTATACATCAGTTCATAAGCTTTGCCGTCAAACTTAATTTTCATGTTTTAATCCCCCGTTACTGTAATAGTGTCCATAAACTCAAACTCGCCGTCAGAAGTAATGTCGATATTAAAAGCGATTGCGTCATCTACGCCTTTGCCCGGCACCGAAACAGTATGCTGGCCGTGCCAAATCCAGCCCCAGCCGCTGCGGCTTCGCACTGCATAATATGCCGGGGTGTTTGCGGTCTGCTGCACTGCCTTATAATTGGTCGCATCAGAATCCATAAAGCAGGGAAAGCTCATGGTATCACTTTTGGGCAAAGCCGGGATCGTTGCCTCCCGGGTGTGCATCAGGGTGGTAACGTCAATGGTATCGGGTGCAGAGCTTAAATCCGGATACTCGCTTATCCATGCAAGCTCTTTCAGGGTTGTTTTGCTGTCACCGCGCAGCAGCTGAACGCCCTGGGTGCTAATTGCATTATTTGTCATTCTCTCAGCTCCTTAATTTGTCCGGGTCAATACCCCGGTTTCTGTTATGCGCGCCCGGTATGTGCTTTCAGCCCGGTACGCGCTGTTCTGGTACAAATAATTGCTTTCAAAATAGCTTTGCCTGCTAAAATTCAGTTTTTCTGCAATTTCATCAATGCAATACTGTATCTTTCTGGCATTGCTGTATTTGGTATTGCCGGATGTATACACCCGGATTCGCAGCTGAATAATTGCAAAACGAATTCTGCCGCTGCTGTCGTGGTCTGTCGGCCTGTCTTGCTGTTCAATCTGAACACACGGGAAGTTGGGAGGCTGGTCAGTAATCACGCTGCTTACCTTGATTCCCGGAAATTTTGTTTCCAGCTTTTGTGCAAAGCTTTCAAAAATCTGTGGCTGAAAATCTTCCACTAGCGCATTACCTCCTCCCACACGGTTTTTACACTTGCAGCCATCTGGGCCGCGCTCTCCCACATGGCACATGCGGGCGGGTTGCCCTTTGTGTGCCAAACATCCGGCTTTTGTTCGCCCAATCGGTTGTATACAGGCTGTGCAGTGGGGCCGGAAACGCCCTTGTAAACCCATCCGTTGGGTTTTGTACCCTGCCCCCTGCCGTATGTTCCGTGCGCATACATCCCGCTTGGGTGCTCCGCAAACGCAACGCCGGTGCCAAATTCAATAAAGGCAACGGCTTGCCCGGTGGCGTAAACAGTAGCCTTTTTGCCATCCAGCTCCACATCAACCGCAATATCGCTCATGTCACCATCATAAACGGCGGCAGTAAACCGTATCTTGGCAACTTCTGCCCCCATTTCTGACAGTCTTTTTACAAACTGTTCAATGCGGGTTTCCAGCGTTTTGCGCCACTCGTCATATTCTTTCTGCGCCTGCTTTATGCCAGCATCGCTTAAATTCAGCTTGATTTTCATGGCACAACTTCTTTCAGCGCATACAATACGCCGTTTATGGTATCTGCCTTTTTGGTCACAACGTAATTCGGGCTTTCGCTTGCATCGCGGTTAATCCAAACCAGCGTTCCTTCATGCAGCGGGCAATTCACATTTGCGGTGCATGCTGTTCGGCTATAATCCGTAAAACCGCCAAATGCAGCGGCTTCCATTGCGCCAGCCGCACCGCTCACACTGATTCGCAATTGCTCCGGCGGTTCCATAACGGGCCGTTCTTCGCCGGTTCGGTCTCCGTTTTCATCTTTGATTGCGGCAGAACCGTTGCTGTTTTGGTACCAAATTGTTTTCTGGTTGGCTCTAAGGTCTCGCATCAGCATCCAACCTTTCCAACCGGGACAATTTCTTCCAACAGCTGCTGCGGAACATCCTCACTGCCCCATGTGCGGCTGATACCGCTTTCGCTGTGACTGGTCTCATATTCCGCGCCAAGTTTGTTATAAAATGCTAATGCAATCCGGAACTGCAAATCGCGGTATCGCTCTTCCAGCTCACCACCGCCAAAAGGAAAACGGCGGGCCAGTATCACGGATTCTGCGCTGTCCAGCAAATCCGCTAACAGGTCAAGGTCGTTTTCGCCTGTCCGTTTTTGCAATCGCTCAAAGATCTCCATACTGTCACCCGCCGTCATTTAGGCTTTTGGCTTTCTACCCCGTCTGTGTTCCACAGCAAGGGATGTTTCTGCCTTTTCGGTCATCACTTTCCCATATTTCGCCATTTCGGCGCTGTCCTGGTCGGCAATCTTCACTTTTTCCCCTGCCACGCAAAATTCACCACCGTAAAACACTGCGTGTTCGGGAATCAGCCAGGTCATGCCGTCACCTTCATAACGGCAACTTCGTCCATGCGCTCAAAGCTTGGCAGCACGATTTCGGAAGCATAAGTATTCACATTGACCGGCTGCACGGTGGTTTCAACGGTAATGGCAACGCCGGTGTTCACAATGGCAACATCAGCCTTGCCGGAACTCGCAAGGTCTGCTTCCTCCGGCGTGGTGCCGTAAGCGGTCTTGCCCAGTGCGCCTTCCGGGATAAAGCTCACATAGCCGTCCGGAACAAACTTGTGGCTTGCGCCGCTCTCATCGGCATACAGCTTGTCGTAAATCACGATCTGAATGCCGGTAGTGGATGCGATCACATCTTTGGCTTCATCGTTGGTCAGGTAGCCCATGCTGCGGCCAGTTACGGTCAGCCAACGATTCTTTACGGCATCGGTGGCTTTCATCAGGTTGAACGTGGTGGTGTTCATCACCATGTAAGCCAGGGTCACACCGTAATTGTTTGCCATAGCATCCTTAATGGTCTGAATCTGCTTGAACGGGTCAGCGGTTGCGGTGGCAGTCCACAGGTCGGTGGTAGTCAGCGCAGTGTAGTTTGCCTTTTTCCATGCGCCATCCGGGTCATAATTGTAGGTGTAGTTCACGCCATTGGCCTTGATGGTAATACCCATTGCGCCGCTTTCGGGGAACAGCAGCTGCATGCGCATGCGTTCCGGCACAACGTCAGCACCGGCAATCAAATCCTGCTGGTCATCGTAAATGCGGTTGATGACATCCGCCGCATAGGGGTCATTGCTGCTCTGGGCACGCAGAATCTCCTGGCGGTCTTTTTCCTTGATCTTGTAGCCCTCGCGGAAAAACGGCATCTCGGTTTCCAGCTTGCTCACGCCGATGCGGTCACGGAAAGTGGCCTTTGCATCAAAAGCAGAGGGTTTCAGAGAGATGGGCAGGCCCTTGTGGCCCTTAATCCATGCCAGGTCAAGGCCAGCACGCTTTACAGGGGGGAACAAACCGCTGCCCAGGTATGGGATTGCGTTGGAAGTAGCTTCGGTATAGTTTTCCGCAATGATTTCAGGTGTAAAAAGTTCAGTAAGGTTCATGTTTGCACCTCCGTTATGCGTTCACGCCGGTATTGGTGCGCAGGATAATGGTATCCGGCAGGTCAGATTCTGCAGCAAGGTCGGTACCGCTGTGTGCCTTTGCCTTTACTGCATCAATCACGCCCGCAACCAGCAGGCTGCCGTTGGGGTTTTCATCCGGGTCAACGTCATACAGCACAACGCCAACGCGGCTGTCAACTGTCAGTTTTTCACCAGCCTTTTTTGCGGTGGTTGTGGTAAACGGGATTGCGGTAAAATCATTGCTGGCCAGAATCTCAACTGCACCGGCAACATCCGTTTTCTTGAATTTCATGCTTTCACTCCTTACTTGTAATAATCCATGACTTTTGCGGCCGCCTCATTGGCCTGTGCTTTTGCCTTGCCGCTGCGCTTGGCAAATGCCATGTATTCGCTTTCTTCTTCGGTGCTTGTACCAGCGCCGCTGGGTCTGGGGCTGTTGCGCATAAGGTCTGCTTTCAGCTTGTCTGCAAGCGCCTGATTGGCCTTTGCAGCATTGGCAAACACCGTTTCCATGTCGCCATCAAAAAGGGCTTCTGCCGTACTTTTGGCAAGTTTTTCATCGTAGCCAAGCGCAATATACTTGGCAACGTTTTTAGAAATGGTGTTTTCTTTCAGCAGTGCGTTATAATCGTTCTGCAACTTTTCCTGTGCGGCTTTGGCTTCTGCAGCAGCGGTTTCTTCGGCAGTCATTTTTTCTTTCAACTGCTTTTTGTAACTGCTGGCTTCGCTCATCACCTTGTCAAAATCTTCTTTTTTTACAAGGTTCTTTGTATCCACCGGGTCAGGCAGGTCAACGCCAAGCAGCGCCGTCACCTTGTCTGCATCGCTCATGTTTTCAAAGCCGTCAATGGTGCTGGTATCAAATTTCATTGGTGCCTCCGCGTTATTTTGTCGGCGTTCTCTCGCCCGTATTTGTGCGTTTTAGCGTCTTCTCTGACCTTTGCGTTTTAGCGTCTTCTCTGACGATCAAACAGGTGTCAGCCAACACCTGCATTTCCTGTGGGGTTTATCGGGGATATTATCAATCGGGTAAATCTCTCCGTTGCGTTCCCGGCAAACCTGGCACACTTTTTCATCCCCGGCAGTGTGCCACTGCACCTGTTCTACTCCGGCATCTGTAAATGCCTTGATTCTTGCAGAATCGGTCACGTCATCGGCGTATTGGTACGTCATATCGCTCCAATACCGCAATGCACGCCGGAATTCGTTCTTATGGTTTGTCCGGCTCAAAAGCCCCTCTTCCAAGTAGGCCCGCTTTCGGTCAATCTCGTGTTCGTACACATAGCCGGTAACGGCGCTGTATCCGGCAAGCAAGGCAAGCAGCCATGCCCTGTCTGGTTTTTCTTTGCCGTGAACTTCGGCATCCTGGTAGCATTTTTTTGCCAGTTCTAAAAAGACTTCCTTATTGTCTTTGGCAATATCCTGGTATAGCTGCTTGCAGGCGGGCATAACGTTCAATTCATCAAACTGCGTTATCTGCCGGGATGCTTTTTCAAACCTGCGTATCGCCCTGCGGTTCAGCAGCCTGATTGCGCTGTCCGTTGGTTTCCAGTCCATTGTCAAGCTCCTCATTCAGGGTTTTTTCAAGCTCTGCCTGTTTTTCCTCGTAATATTTCATGCCCTCCTGCAAGGCCATTTCATTGTCACGGAACGGGCCAAGTTCGCGGTATACCGTTTCTGGCGCGATCTTTTCACAGCCCAGGCCCTGAATAAATACCTGCATCTTGCTCTGGATGTCAGTCAGGTTGTTGCGGGTAAACTGTGCGTACACATCCCCTACATTCAGGCCAAGATTATTTGTTGTGTTGCAAATGGTCAAGAACACACGCAAGAACTGCCGTTCACTGCGCCGGAACATGTCTTCACTGTCCTGTGCGCGGCTTTCTGCGTCTTTCCAGCCATCGCGCATAATGGTTGCCTGCCCGGTATCGCTGGTGGAAGAACCGCCGTTGCGGTTCGGCATGCCACAGATGGTCAAAATCTTATCATGCAAATCATCCACAGCGGTCTGCACAGTAGAACTGTTCATCTCGCTGCTGATGCGATAAATTTTTGCAGGCATCCCCTGCTGGGAATCTTTGATTTTGATAAACTTACCGCCGCTGGCAAGCTGGCTGTACTGGCCGTCTTCCAAATCAACGTTCTGGAATACGTCATACGCATTTACAAAATCCTGCACGTTATCCACGCGGTTGCTTTCCAGCGTGTTAATACCATTCAGAAGCGGCAACACTACTTCAAACGCGCCCATTCTGGCACTGTTGTTGGGGTATTCCACAATCGGCACACTGCCGTACAAATGCCCAGACTGCCGGGTGATTTTCCCGCTTTTGATTTCAAAATATTCGCTGTCAGTGTAAACACCGTAATACTTGGCATCGTTTTCATCGTACTGTGTCAGCACACCTGCCATTGGCTTTTTGGTATAGCCGCTGTAGTAGATGACAAACGCTTCACGCGGGTCAAGGGTATAAATGCAGGCAGGGCTTCCCGCCTGTTCCGCGCCGGGGTCAGGCAGAACCATCCGCACGCCAAGCCCCGCAATGTGCATCCAGTCAACGATTTCTTTGTCCTTGCTCTGTTTGTCCTCATCTGACATCCAGCGGTTCAAATCAACCAGTTTGTTGTTGTCCGTCTTGCTGCCTTTTGCACCAATATACTGCACAGGGCCGGAAAGTAGAAATGCTGTTTTGAACGTCACAATCTCATTTGCGATGTTCACCGTGATTTTGTTGTTGATTTCCTCACGGACGATTTTTTCTTTTTTTCGGATATCCTGCTTGCCCCGGTAAACATCCCACAAATACTGGATTTCTCCCCGGTTCCTGTCGTGGGTGGCAATGGCAGTATCCAGCACCTTTACAACGTTATCCGCTGTAATTTTCTGCTCGTTTGTGGTAATGATCCGTCTGCCGTGCAGACCCTCATCCGGCAGGATGTCAACAAGATATCTTTCCAAGCTGTTCTCCTTTGCACAAAAACAAAAAGTGCCAGCCAAACCAATTAAGGTTCAGCTGGCACTTGGCACAGGGCACTTGGCACTTTATTTTTTCAGCGGCAAATGAATTTCAATGTTCCGTTTACACGCCTTGCAATAGGGATAAATCGTTCCCTTTGCTGCTGTATCAACTTCCATCAGCTTCCGCTTGATTCCTGCCGCACCGCAGCACGGGCAGTAAACACTTACTCGCAATTTATCCCTTCTTTCAAAAATAGCCCCGTTCCCGCCCTCCCGGTTTATGCTATGCCGGGCTCACCCATTGCAAAGTAGCAGGCTTTGCAACGTAACAGGCGGCATCCAGTGCTATGCGCGTGATGGTACGCCTGTTTTTGATTTCCTCTATTTATATCCCGCGTAGGAAATCACAACGCGGCATCCAACCCGTTTTATATCCCGTCTGCTGGTTTACGGTTTCTGCTTTGATAAATGGTTTCCGGCGATGCGTAACTGCGTCAGTAACGGAGTCCGCACAAGCAGATGCCGAGCGGCTTTTCAGATGTCACCGCTGTGTCATGCTATCTATCGCGTTTCGCCTGCGCCGGGCTTTCACCGGTGGGAGCGACCCAACAATAGCAGTCAGCAGGTCTCGAACCTGCAACGGCACCCACAGGCGCTGCTTTTCCAACGTTATTAAGCTATGACTGCATATAAGCAAATTGCAGTCAAGTTAAAATTTTACGTTTCACGGTTGAATTTTTCCAGCTTGCGCGAAACTCAAAACTAAACCGCAACTTACCGGCGTAAATGTCGGGAACATATCATCAAAAGCCCTGCATGGGACACATCAAAGAGAGGTGTGCAGGGATTGCCTAACAGGGAACTTCAGCCCTGGGCTGAATCTTTTACCTGTATCATCGGCCTTGGAGCTGCCAACTGGACTTGAACCAGTAGCCTGCCGCTTACAAGGCGGCTGCTCTGCCATTGAGCTATAACAGCATGTGCGGTTCCTGCTTTTCACAGGCTTTGTCATCGTTTGTGGGGGAAGCCGCACCGCCCACACAGCAAGGCGCTACCTTGCATCTGGTTCCGTATGGTGGCCTTGCACCCTCCGCCGCGCCGTTGCTTCGGAACGCAGCGCCCTTATATGGCTATACGGTATATATCGCCTGCCAAGCGCTTGACATCCTGGCAGGCGCAGCGGACAAGGTAAGCCCTGTCAGGCTCTATGTGGCTGATAACGGCCCACATAGTGCCGGTTGTGCGCCGCAGAGCGCACTCTGGTGCCGCCAGCAGGGGTTGAACCTGCAAGCACCCGGTTATGAGCCAGGAGTTTTACCATTAAACTATAGCGACACAATGGCTGGCATTTCAGCCAGCGGGAGAACCATGTTCAGGGCGACGCATATGCAGGACGCTGGTTCCGTACCCCAGGAGGTATGAACAAAATGTTCATAAGAAAAGAGCTAAGCTATAAAGCTTTTCCATTTACTATTATACTATAAAATCCACATTTTTCAAGCACATTAACGTTGTTTTTTTACCAAATTCTTGTCCCAATTTCAACTTTGCCCGTATTTAGGCCTTGAGCGTATTGTGCAAGCATGGCAAATGCGTCCGGCACGTCATCATGTCTGTTTTTCCCTGCCATTGTGTACCCTGTTAAAAACGACAAAACACGCCTGTATTCCTTGTTATTCTTGATAACGGAATTATCTTTGAACAGGCAGTGTTCCATCACCCAGGGGGAATTTACAATGATTTTGGTTTCTTTGTTTGCGGTGGTGTACCTGGTCACAATCCTGGTTATTCCGCCGTGCGCCTTTACTTCCTGCTGGCATTTTTCTGCCACTTTGCCGCCTGCGCTGTTGCTTTCAAACTGGGCCAGCTGAACCTTGTGTTTCACAAGAGCCATCCAGAGCCGCGTTTCCACCACGTCCGGTGCGCCGTTATCGCAAACACATTCCTCAATGTAAAAATCATCCCCGTATTTGTATGCAACGGGCAGTACCGCATAGTCAGAACCTTTTTCTTTGGTATCGCATACCGCAATAATGGCTTCCGGCGCTTTATCCGGCAATTCAAAGTATCTACGCAGCTGATCTTCTGGGTACAGCTGCCCTTCCCGTTCAATCGGGCTTGTCATAAACAATGCGCGCCAGCTGGCATCATCCATTGATTCCCGCATGTCAATATAAAACTTGGTGCTGAACCCCACCCCGTTGGCATAATCAAAATTGCTTTTTTCTTCCTCGTTCAAGGCAGGCATGTGCAAAAATTCAGCCCTGGGGTTGTTTTCGTTGTTACGTTCTAGCCTGTCCATCGGGTCATGCAAACTCCAGGGGGTGGCAATGTGCAGTTCCCGGCATTCACCAATTTTGCGCTGCCGCAAATCCGTTGTATACAGCTGCCACAGCTTATCCATGCGTTCCCGGCTCATGGCTTCCTCAATGCCGCTTACAAGGTCATCGCAGTATAACAGCTTTTGCGCACGCACCTTGCCCGCATTGCCGCTGCCGATAGAAGAAAATTCCAGTGTGGCAAAGCGCTTTGGCTTGTACATGTCTATCATCATGTCCTGTGCATTCGTTCTGGCAATGCACACGCCGGGGAACACGTCTCGCCACAAATATTCCCCGCCTTTTGCCATAATTCGCAGGCATTCATCGTACACGCCGCGCAGAAATGCGTTGCTGTGGCTGCCGCCTAAAATCGGCATATCGGGGTTTCGTCCAGCAAGCCATGTCAGATAAAAAATGGCAGTGGTACTTTTCCCGGTGCCGGGCGGCATCATGATTCCTGCAATGTCCAGTTCCCCATCTTCCAGTTTTTGCAGGGTGTTTACCATCCGAATCAACTGCTTTCGGCGCGGCATATAAAACCGGCTTTTGGGGTCACGGTCAAGTTCAATGTACTGGCAAAAGGAATCAAAGTTATACGGCGCATTGAACAGCAGCAGATTCCGGTTCAGCTCAATCAGGTCATTGCAGCGCGGCAGCGTACCCAGCTTATTATGCAAATCCACACTCAGCTTGTGCGCCTGCTTAAAGTTTTCTTTTTCCAGTTCCCGGATTGCAGCAAACGCATAAACTGCTTCGTCCGCTGTCTTGGCTCGCATTGTGCTCTTTTTTGCAATTTCAAAAATTTTCAAAATAAAAAGTGCCCTCTCTCAAAATTGAGAAAAGGCACTTGGCACAAGGCACTTGGCACGGTATTCGATTTACCACTCGATAAGCTGAATTAACTGGTTATACCGTAAGGAATTGTCTTTCACTGTTTCGTTTGCTCTGTGGCCGTCCTCGTATTCTACGAGGAATTTTGTGTATCCTTTCCGTTTAGCGGTAGCCGCACCTGCAACACCGCCCCACACGCCGCCAATCGCCGTACCGGCCACGCCGCGCCCCCAGGTCGAAATTGTACTGGGCTTATCCCCAGTTCCAATAATCTGCGCCCTGACAGCATTTGCAGCTTTTCTTCTACGTTCCTTGCCAGCAATTTCAACCTCTTTCATCCACTGTCCATATCGCTTTGCGGGCTTGTAGCACAGAACCACTAGGATGATGCCCGGAATTACACACAAATAGAACACATCCATGAATTTGGGAGCTGACAAAACGCCAAACCCGATCATGCAAATCCCAATAAAGAAAAATATCCTGCCAATCAAATTTTTCATCGTCCATTCCTCCTGCGGTTATTATATCATCTTGCCTTATCAGGTTCAATTTGCAGGTTGCACAAACTATTCTTTGTTTTTTGTAGGGGCCTTTTTTGATTTTGAAATTTTTGCGGTTTTATTGTGATTCGTTTCTATAACTCAGAGACGGAAAGGAAAGATTTTATTGGGTCCCCTATATTTCTCCAAATTAAGCTTTAGCGAAGTTGACGGTTATTTCTTGTTCTTTTTGTATTCGGCCATTGCGTATGCCAGTCGCTGTTCCCAACCGGCGTTATCGTCTAAAAATTTATTGTAAAGAATTTCTTCGGCTTCTTTTCTGGCAGCGGCTGCGTCTTTTAGATTGGTGAAGAAGCCAAGGTGAATGCGTTTATGCTGAAAGCTGATATATGCTTTGTAGGTGCCTTTTTTGGTAAGCGCAACACCGTTTATCCCGGTTCTAGAGTTTTTATTTACTGTTCCGTTTATGCGCGAACGAATTTTTGACAAGTCGGTTCCATCCACGTTTACGACTTTTCTGGTTATTTCCAATAGTTCTTTTTTGTCTCGTTCGCAATGACCACAGAATTGTAAATTCTTTATGCTTGACAACCGCGTTGTGAATTCGCGCCCACACTTGGGACAAATTGCAATACATCTGGTACAGGTGCCGCTTTTTTCTTTATCAACAATCTTTTTTATAAAAAACCCGTTGATTGTTTTCCCTTCATATTTTTCTTTTGAATTTTTAGTGTTTGCTTCTAATTTAGTAAGCGCCGATCTTGCATACCCACATTTTTTGCATGATTTACTTTTCCCGCTAATAAGTGAGTGCCCGGAAACATCAGAAACAGTTCCGCAAGAACAACGGCATTCAAGATATCCTTTTTTCGCTTTTGCCGGGTCCTTAGAACGGCCAATGACGGTCCACTGATCAAAAACAGTGTTGGGTGCAATTTCTAATTTTTGAGGCATTGTGGTTTACCTTTTTATTTTTGAAAAGCTTTGATTTCCTCGTCTGCACTACGATCTTGGCTATCGTAAACGCTCGGCAATTTAGGGGCATTGGGGTTAGGAATTTCTTCTTCAGGGGCTGTTTCCGGTTCGGTTTTGCCAATGCCGATGGCTACAAGTTCCAGAGGGGCTTCCAGAGCATCAGCAAGCTTGCGCAGAACATCAATGCGCGGGATAGACTGGTTGTTCTCAATGCGGAAAATTGTGTTTTTGCTGACACCGCTTTTTTCCGCCAGTTTTTGTAGGGAGACCCCCTCCAGATTGCGGACAACCTTGAGCATATTACCCTCTCTCCAGCAGGTGCCGATTGTTGCACGGGCCAGAAGCTCAAATTCATGCAGATCTGCGATTCTGGTTTTGGCAATCGGGTATTTTCCGCTGGCGGCAACAATAGCAGTCATTACGTCCAGAACGGCTTTGCCTTGAGGATAGAGTTTAGAGGGCATTTTAATTACACGCTCATTAGCAAGGGTATGAAATTTTTCCATGCCGGAAAGGATTGTTTTGCTTTGCATGGCGCTAATGTGATTGAGGTAGTAATCCGATACACAGGATTCTTTATACTCGATTGTAACATCATCAAGAATTTTGCAGCACGCGATGAAATAACCCCACAAGCTGGACATTTTTTCCTGTTCTGTATTACCCATAGGTTTGATTTCCATGTTTGTTCCCTCCTGATTTGCTTTTTAGATTAACCTTATTGTACACGTTTATGGGTATGAATACAATAGGCAGGTTGTACAAAGTTATACCCAAGAATGTGTACGCGGTTATTATTTGGTTGACGGGATTGATTTTTTGAATTGCCGGCATGTGGGGTGTATACTTTGGAGGTTTTGAAGAGACTTTTTGATTTTTTGGGGGTTTGAATTCGGGAATTGGGGAAAGGGACTTTTTTATTTTTTCGGGATTGGAGGGACTAACCCCGCGCGCCGGTCGGTGCTAAAATCCCCCTCCGGTGGTATGCACTATTGTTTCAATGCAACCTGCGGTTGCACCTGCAAAAAATGAGCAAAAAATAAGCCCGGCATAACGCCGGGCCGCTCTCACTTGCTATATTTGCACGCAAAATATATTGTCAATATAAGGACCGCTAATAATGCCATACCGTTACGCCTCCCTTGCAGCGGGCAACTGCATCCGCTCCCCGTTGGACTTACTGCTTGCCTGCCAGATACTCCGCCGGGATGATCTCGCCATGTGCACCAGTGCGCGGCAGATGATACCGGCACACGTTCGGGCGATCCTGCAAGGGCCACAGGCTAACACAAGGCCACTTGACCCCGGCGGCTCGCTCTGCATCGCATAGATCATTGTACACGGCTTCACGGCGGGCGATCTCTGCCCAGTCCGGTGCGAATGTATCCCCGCGCATGTACTCGGCTTCGGTGTCTCCGCTGTGGAACCCATCCGCAAAAACCCGATACCCTGCCAGGTTGGGCAGAACCTCCACCGCGTCAAAATGTGCCCCGATCTCATCCAGCAACTCCAGAATGCCCGCCGGGGTGTACTCGCGCTGCTTGCCGTCACGCTCTACAGGGAGCCGCCGTAGGTTGTAATCATCCTTGCCAATATAATGGCAGCTGTCTACATACAGCCGCCCGGCGGTCTTGTTCATTCCGCTCCCAATCTCTAGGTATACCGCGCGGCCCTGATCATCATGAAACATAGTGCGGAGACGGCAGTTCCCGCGCAGCTCTTCGGCAGTGTCGCGGCACCCAAACATGCCCGCGCCTTCAAAATACAGTTTTTTCATTTTTATATGCTCCTTTATGTTATTTTATGCTTTGGTAGTGGGGCGGGGTTGCTTTACGGTGCAGCCCCGCTAAAGTGTCCGTTAAAAAGTGCGCTGGTAATCGTCTAGGGCAAGCGCTACAGCATCCGCAATATCCTGCATTGTCATGGGTTCCCGTGCGTTGCACACGCTTATAATGCTGTTGCTGCGGTATCGCGTCCAATCGTTTACATCAATGTGATATTCTGCCATAACCTCCCCGTCTGCCCGATCATAGCTAATTTGCGTGTAGCCGTTCCAGTAATCAAGGTGTTTTGTTTCCCCGGCGGCCTTCTTCAAGCCCTGCATCTTGATGCCGTATTTTTCAAGTTTCATTTTTGTTCCCTCCTGCCCTGTGGGCTGTTTTCTTTTGATGTCTATATCATATCACCGTTAACGGTTATTGTCTATTGACATTTTGCACAACGTTAACGGTGTTTTTGTGGTTGTATTTGTACGTTTACGGTTATAACATATTATGGTATAATGAGAGCGCGGAGGTGATCGCATGGCAGTTACAGAGGCCCACACGCGGGCCAGCGTTAAATATAATAAGGCGCGTGATAATATAATGATACGTCCCGATAAGCCGGAGGGCGCACAGATCCGCGCGGATGCAGCCGCCGCCGGGCAGAGCTTGCAAGCCTATATCTTGCAGGCCTGCCAAGAGCGGCGGGAGCGCGATGCAAGCAAGTAACGCCCCATCTGGAACCCGGCGGGCAAAGTCGAACGAAAGTCGAATTGGTTTGAAAGTCGAATGAATTTCAGCGCTTCCGGCATCCCCGGCGGCGCTTTTTTATGCACTTTTGTGCTTTTTGGCTGCTTTCAAAATTTAATATACGTTGCAACGTCAATCAGATGTTCGCTAAATCATTATTTAGCGAAATATGCACTCAAAAGGCACATTTTGCCCAGCTGTGGGCCGTCCTGGGGAGCATCCGCCAGGCCGGAAGGTGCTGCGGTCAGGGTGCGCCGTTTTACACCCCGCTCCCAAAGTCGAGCGGGTTTGAAAGTCGAACCAAAGTCGAAACGCTCCCAAAGTCGAAGGGTTATCCCTTGCCTGAAAGTCGAATGATCTTGCACGAAAAAATCTCCGGCAAAGTCGAATTGGGCTTGTATTATGCGCTTTTGTTTCATGATTCAGATATAAACCCCGTATTTTTGACCATTTCGCATGGAGATTTGTTTCAATAGATAACTTTGGATGTGGGATAATTATTCGTGTTCAGGGGTCTTTTTTGATGATGACGGCAAGCCGCTCACGTTATTCCCTGCTTTATTTTCCTCTTTTGGGCTTTCATTTCCTCTTTTGGGCTTTATTCCCCTCTGCTTTCCCGCTTTTTTGGGGTTTAATGCTGCCTTTAACAGGCATTTCCGCGCTGGTTTTAGGCTTTACTATGGCATTTAAGCGGATAGCACGTTTCTTTGCGTGGTTATAGGCATAATAAAAGAGCACCCGGCAGTTTGTTTATATGCTGCTAGATGCTCTGTTTTCGTTTATTCAGTTTCTTTTGCTTGTTTCTTTTCCCCACGTGGCTTTGTTTGAACCGGCTCTATCAGTTGCTCCGGCTCTTTGACTTCCTTAAAGTCGTCTATCTCTACAAAGTCGGCGCTGAATCTGTCTTCTATTTCCTTGCGGGACATGTTTTCGCCTAACGGGTCTTTTGTTGCGGTAATGATTTCTTGCTGGTCTTGCAGTCCGTCATAGTTTTTCTGCCAGAATAGCCCTGTTACCGGGTTGATTGCACCGTCCTGCATCAGCATTTCCCGGTACATCCCGCATACACGCTTTATTTCTCGCGCGAATTCCTGGTATTCCTTTTGCGAGCTGCGCCTTTTTCCGCTTTCCCAGCAGTTTACAGTGTCTCTATCCACTCCCATAGCAGCATACGCCGCCATGTTGCCCACTTTCATGTTATACTTGACACATAGATCAAGATAGTCATAAAAGCGTTTTCTGAGGGCTGGCAGGTCGTTTGTGCTTATTTTGGGAAGCTGGGATATCACAAGCAGAAATTCAATGCGCCTTTGATTCCCTTCCGGCACATTATCAGGGTCATTATCAATCATGATCGGGCTGTTTCTTTTGGTTGCCCTACTTCCCATTGTCCTGTGCCTCCTTTATCCGGCTTATGGCCGTTTTATAATAGTCGGGGTTCTTCTCTATCCCGATGAAGTCTCTATTTGTGTTGATACAGGCTACTCCGGTTGTTCCGCTGCCCATGCAGTTGTCTAATACCATCTCGCTTGGGTTTGTGTACGTCTTAATCAGCCATTCTTCCAGCTTTACAGGCTTTTTGGTGGAGTGCAATCCTTTTTCCCTTGGGAATTTCAGAATTGTTGTGGGGTTCCGCTTGCCATCACTACAGTCTGTTAAGATGTTGTCACGAAACTTTCCCCAGTTTTGGGAAGCCTTTCGCCTTTGCCCCCCCTATTCTTATATGGCTTTCCGTCCACATATTGCTTGTTATAGGTCGGCTGGTGCTTATAGAATATCTGGATGCTTTCATGCGCTTTCAGGGGCTTGCGGTTTGCGTTCAGAAAGTCGCTACCGTTTTCCTTTACCCATATCAGCTCATACCGGTACAAGTCTTTCCCAGCGCTTACAAGGGCCGCTGTAAATGGCATATCGCTGTGCAGTGCTATAACGCCATTTCTTTTGATTATGCGCCTGTATTGCGCCCATAGCGGCTCCAGCGGGATGATGGTATCCCGTTTGTTCCGCGTTGTACCATAGGGCAGGTCGCATAAAATCATGTCTATACTGCCTTCTGGTATCCCCTTCAAGATGTCCATGCAGTCTGCGCAGTATAGTTTCATGTTTCCCCCATATAGCAAAAGTGCCAGTTGAACTTTCAAGTTCAACTGGCACTTGGCAATTAAGCACTTGGCACGCTATTTCTTATTGATATTATAGCATATTATGCGCTAATATGCAAGTTTTTTATTTTCCGGTGCTACCAAATCCTGCGTTGCCGCGTTCCCGCTCCGGCATCTTGCTGCACGGGTAAAAGTCGTAAGATTCCACCTTAATAAACACGATTTGGGAAATTTTATTCCCAGAATGGACTTTATAATCAGTTTTTCCGTGATTATAGAGCTTTACGCAGATGCTCCCAGTATATCCTGCATCGATCACACCTACGCTTGTCAGATCATGCTTAACATTCAGGCCGGATTTGCTTTTCAGGAACCCCGCATAGCCCTGCGGAATGTCAATGTGCACGCCGGTATCAATTACAGCGCTCCCGTTCGCCGGAATCATCACATCAACAGGGCTTTTCAGGTCTGCACCTGCATCCCAGCCAAAATGTGCGTATTCCGGCATGTATGCGCCGTCATCCAGCACAACAGCAACCTGTTTGTACACAGTATTGCAGCTTTTGCAGCAGTTATTTTCCATTGTTTCCTCCTTTCAGTCGCTCAAGCCCATAATTGCGAACATAAAGCACGGAACAACCATCCATGCCCAAATACCGCTTCCTGTGATGCGCACCATATAGGCGATGAATGCCAAAGTCGCAGTCAGTGCAAGCGCGTTGCCGATACTTTTCATATGTTCCTTGTATGATATACACATAGCAAAAGCCAGTGAAATCATACTCTCCTTTCTTGGTTTTTGTTATGATTGAGGTAGACACTGTGGACTGTTGATATTTCCTATAGCTAAGACTATTCATAGGAGTTTATGGCCACAGTTTCTATCTTAATTGTTGATTGGTTGGATAAGCCAAAGAGCTTTTATTTCAGGCAAGGCTACGAGGATAGATTCTTGTGGAACACAGTTGTCGTAAATGATACAAGGAGTGATGCATACATGATCTACCTCGGCATTGATATTGCCAAAAACTCGCACGTTGCCGCCGCTATGACATCAGAGGGAGAAATAATTCTTACGCCATTCTCCTTTACTAACAGCGCCGCCGGTTTTGCTCTGCTGAAGGAAAGGCTGGACAGCCTGCCAAAGATGCCTCTACTGGTTGGTCTGGAATCCACCGCCCATTATGGTGAAAATCTGATTTACTTTCTCTGTGGGAACGGATATCATGTCGCCATGATCAATCCTCTTCAAACATCTGCCATGCGAAAGTCCGCCATCCGTAAAACAAAGACAGACAAAGTGGATGCTTTCGTTATTGCTAAATCATTGATGATGGAAGGCTATACAGAATTAAAGCAAACAGATATTAATCTCCTAAAACTAAAAGGTCTCTGTAAAACAAGGCAAAATCTTATTCTCATGCGCACCCGCTGTAAAATCCAGCTTGGCAGCTTTGTTGACCAACTCTTTCCGGAGTTGAATCAATTCTTTCGGGCTGGCCTTCATATCAATGTCTCCTATACACTTCTGAAAGCTCATCCCAGACCCGCAGAGGTGCAATCACTTCACCTTACTTACCTTTCAAACCTTTTGTACAAAGCATCCAGAGGCAGGTATACGAAAGAAGATGCCATTCGCTTGCGTGAACTTGCAAAAATTTCTATTGGTACTGATAGTCCGGCGTTAGCCTTGCAGATTCGTCAGGCTGTTTCTCAAATCGAACTTTTTTCAGCACAGCTTGAGCAAGTAGAGAGCGAGATATCCTCTATCATGAACTCACTTGCTTCTCCTATTATGACTATCCCCGGAATTGGACATCTGAACGGGGCTATGATCCTCTCCTGTATTGGAAACATACAGCGTTTTTCTTCGCCGGCTAAGCTCCTTGCTTATGCTGGTCTTGATCCTGCTGTCATCCAATCCGGAAACTTTAATGCTAAAAGCACCAGAATGTCCAAACGTGGAAATTCCATGCTCCGCTATGCGCTAATTAACGCTGCGCATAATGTTGTTCGCAACAACGAAACCTTTGCTCTATACTACAGATCCAAAATTGCACAGGGGAAGTCTCATTATTGCGCATTAGGCCATACCGCTCATAAACTTATCCGTGTTATCTTTATACTACTTACTAAAAATATTGCTTTTGACTTAGCTTGATCATTTCCTTTTCCATGCGGGCTGCGAAAGCAGCTCTGCTTTGCTATACCCATTTTTTCCTTGAATTTTTTTAGCTTTCACTATTGACTTTCCATAGTTGGTCTCCTCAAATGTTGTGTGCCAGAACCGCTTTTCCGTAAGTCGTGCCGTCTTTATCGGCAATCTTGAGAACGCCGTTAATGCTCACTTTAGGCGGCTCCCTTTTGCTGTGTGCCACCATCTGTGGGCTGCCATATCTTCCTTCTTTTCGGCATGCTTCACACTTATTTTCGTTCTTTTTTCTGGTAAAAAGCCTCCCGCACCATTCGCATTTGACAAGCGATTGCTCATTGCGTCTTGCGTTTTGAAGTGCAACAGCAGCTTCATGATGCTTTTCCTTGCATTCCGGGCAAAGCCGGGCTTTTACGCTCCCCTCGAATTCTTTTTTGCACTCAGTACAAATTCTAATCATTCATTCGCCCCCATGTGCGTGATCCATGTAAATCACCGGTTCCCGATCATCATCTTCATACCCCGCCGCAGCTCTACCAACAGATACGCCGATGGAATAAGCCCCCGCTATTAAGATTGTGACAATCGCGGTTCCAACAATCGAAAGGAAAATGTTCATTTCTGCTCCCTCCAAAGCCCTGAAATCTGTTTGCAGCACAGTGCAAACAGGTAGATCAACAATGCGCCGATAAGCATCGCTCCCGGCGCTGCAACAAAGATCAGAGCAAGGCATTTGATTGTGTAGATGCAGTTTGCGTCAAATACTGTCATGCTTCTTTTCCTCTATTCTTTTCACTTTCCATACCGCATATAGAGCCTCCATTACTCGATTTCCTTCCGGCGTGGCGGAATCGAACGGTAAATGCGCACTGATACATGCTTTCCTGATTGCTTTCAGCGCATCACCGCGTCGAATCAGGTCATTCTCATCACCAAAATCTGAAATCTTCGGCACGCCGTCAAAAGAAATGCACTTGCTGTTTACTGGGTCAAAAAATGTTTGGTTCATTCTTCCCTCCGCAACCACTTGATAGCAGCTTTCACGCTGTCAAATTCTTCGATATATGCAAAGCCCGTGCTATTTTCGCAAGCTACCACGACAGCGCCATCTTCACAATTTTCCAAAGATAGATACAATCCTTTTTTCTCCTCTTGGTGGTCGATTATGTAACTCATACATGCTTTATCAATGATTTTTACCGGGTCATTCATCTTCGTTCACCATCCTTGCACCGCAATATGGGCAATATTTATATCTGTGATTTAAAACTGAATCATAATCTTCGTAATCAACGCCAGGAACACCAAGATATGAACGGCAATTGCTGCAAAACGCATCATCGTGTGTATCAGGCACAGTTCCGCGCATAATGTGCGCCGTAGGCCGCAGGGATTCTGGGTCGATGGTGGGTATCTCGTCTACTTCCGCTTTTATGGCGTTGTATTCGTCCTCGTCCATCTCGATTGCGTTAAAAACGGCAATCATAACTTCCCTTTCGTCAATGAGCCGCATCGGCCTGTCAATGTATCTTTTTTGTTCTTTATTCGGGAACATCTTCAAAAACTCGCTCTGGCGAGTCTTGATTTGGTTGTCTTTTACCCATTGTTCGACAGTGGCGATATTTTTTTTGATAACTTTCTCATCATCGGCTTTTCTTCCCGGTGGAGGCGGAACAAAATCGCATCTATGCATTAAAACACTGTAAGCGTCGCACCCTTCGCAACTGCCTTTTTTGAGAATATTCGTGCGACACATTCTGCGTCTGCCTTTTTCGTATTCAACTGCGTCCATTCTTTCTTTTCCTTTCTTTCCGTTTTATGGTGGTTAATACCACATTACCAATCTGCGTTGATAACTACAAAATCTCTGTTCTTTATGGCGCGATCGACCAGCCTCTTAATGCTTAGCCAACCAAATACAGCGTGTTCTCTTGCAAAAGTTGCAAGGTCTTTTGCCTGTTCAACGGTTAGTGTCATGTCTTTTCCGCAAAAATAGCGGTCTGGTTCTTTCTCTTGTATTTCATAGGGCACATAATAGCCGATTTTTTCGAGATACTCTTTCCAGACATGACCGCTTGAATCCACATAGTCGCGGATTGTGCCTATAATTGGCTCGTCGCAGTTCTGGCACTTGGCCAGATCGCATTGAATTACTGTAATATCAAATCCCATTGCGATTACTCCTCATTCAATATCTGCAATGCTTTCCACAAAGCAGTTGTAGTAATTTCTCCATGCTTTATGCAATTTCAAGATTTCGCTGATTTCTTCAGTCGTCATAATCCATATCCTCCCGTTTCTCTTTGTGTCTCGGTGCGCGGTTGATATATCGTTTCATCCAGCGCACATGCTTAATGCTGGTGCAGAATATCCTTTTCAGCCGCAGGAGGTCTTGAACGTAATCTTCTTTCACGCCCCGCATACGCTTAAATCCGGCTTTTCTCATGGGTTGTCCGCCTTGTTTTTTGTCTCTTCATAATTTTCATATGTTGCATAATATTCACTCAGCTTCATTTGTGTCACAGATTCTGGCACTTTTGTGTTTTTACCGGAAAACTCACTTGAAAAATATCCGTACAAATTCCCCTGCTCATCATCCCACAACTCAGTGCTGATTTTCCCTGTGCCATGAAAATTCATCCACCAAAAATCGTTGGCGCTAAATTTCTTCCAATCTACACACTTGCAAACTTCATCTTCCCATAAGCGATTCATGGGGGATTGCTTCTTAAAAGTGGAAAAGCCTGGGCGGTTGCTATGCTTTGTTGTCTGCGGTGCGTATTTTCGGGTTCCCTCGGCGTTTAATCTGATAGTCAGCCGGTAAGAAAGCGCTAACGAGAGCCATTCCCCTAGAAAATATTTTTCAAGAAATTCATCTGCAAGCTCAAGAAATTTCTCTTTTTCAGCTTTTTTCATAAAATAGTTTTTGTAAAATTCGGAATCAGGGTTGACTTTGAATGCAATTTCAAACATGTTTTTCACCTTCTTTTCATTGCGGCCTTTTGCGCTTCTTTCAGCAGATTTTCACATTCCGGGTTCTTGAAAACCCCCATCGCAATGAGTGAATGTCACGCTTCTCTTTCGTAAGGCCGGTTTTTGCAATCGGCTTCTGGAAAAGCCGGGAACAGATATACTCTTTGCAAATCAAAGGCCGCACAGAGTAAACATCGCACTGTTTTGTGTGCTCATTGCGGAATGGGCAGCTTAAATCCGGCCCGCCCTTTGTTTCCAAAAAAGAGCGCTTATTTTCCTGCAAGTGGTGCTTTCTGGCATAATCTCGCAGCCGTTTAATTTCGCCTTTCGTGAGCGGGAGAAGATCAGCGCAGCATTCTCCGCACCCGCTGCAATGGCCGTCAATGCAGTTATTAGAACAAATACCGCTTGCATTCAGCAGCGCGGATGCTTTACCAGCCAACTTATTGAACAAAGTCATTCGGCCTTCCTTCCCATTCATCGCATCCGTCATCCCAAAAGTCGGCGCAATGCGGGCTGTCGGCGTTGTAGCACACACCGTTGAACGGTTCATTCCATCGGCAAGTGCTGCAACATTTATCCATATTTTCAGGCGTTTCAAAGCTCATAATTGTTCCCCCGTTTCAGTCACATCAACCCCGATGTTTTGCAGCGTAACCTGCGCCCATGTGTCTGCCAGCTGGTCAACGCGATAGCTGGAATACTTTTCCGTGACGGGGCCGCTCATGGCATTCTGGATTTTAACCAGCGTAGACGGCTTTAGCCCAACCTGATAGCAGGACAGTAGGCATAAATACAGTGACCTCAAGGCAATATCCTGCCGTTCTTTCATCACTTCCTCATGCACCCTTGCGATTGATTCAGCTTCAAGCTTTGCAATATAAGCTTCCGCTTCTTTTTTGTAGCAGGCCGGAAGCTGTATTTTGGCTTTCATATTATCTCCTCCTGTGGCCCGGCAGGCCGTGATTCCTCACATCCCGCCGGATTTTGTCTCCCCTGAGCACATCCGCTTCGTTCAGTGCTTGCGCCTGCATGCGCTGCTTGCTGATGTCATCCATCTTGGCACGGTATGCCAGATACTTTCCACAAGTGCTATGGCATAGCGTGTGGCGTTCCGGGCAGTGCTCGCATGGGGCGGATAGTGTTCCGATCATAGTTCACGCTCCTTGTATTGCCCTATCAAATAGCGCAGAATAACGCCTTGCGCATCGTTGCAGCCCCGGCAAACCTCTGCGGCATATCCTTCTGCGCGCAGCTTTTGCAGCCAATAGCGCTGATATGGGCTTACAATGCCGCCTTTCTGGCGTTTCAGCTCCACAAATAGCCCGTAATACTCACCGCGCTTGATGGGCAAATACAAATCTGGGACGCCGGGTTTCACGCCCATCTGCTTAAATCTTGCCGCCTCACGCGGATTGCGTTTCCCGCCGTTAGGAATGTGAAACAACATTTCCAGCTGTGGATATTTCCCGGATTGCATCTCAGCCCACTGCATTAAGGCAATCTGTTCTGCATCCTCTGTAGGGGTCGGAATCGTTGTTTTCCGCATATTATCCCTCCCATCCTGCATATGCGTTGCGGCCTGCGGCTTGTGCCGCGTTGTATTTTGCGATTTGCCGCCTTTGGAACTGTTTTTTGACTGTTTTTCAAGGAATTCATGGTCGATATCAAGGTTTCTTCTCATTACAGGCCATAGTATACGCTCACTCCCGCTGAACTCTTGCGTTGCTCCGTCCATCTCATAGTCGAGCATCACACGCATCAAGCGCCCCGCCAGCGGTGTTTTCGGCTTTGGGGTAAGAAAGTATATGGCTTGCTCTTCGTAGCGCTTATAGGCGCTGCTAGGGGCTATAAACGGCATTCCCGTTTTTTGATTCACCAAAATGCGTTGTGAGTTCTTTTTCGTGACCGGCGGCAACGGGATGGTGTACTTGTAGATCACATGCCTTCCTCCCGTGCCTTTGCCCGGAATTCCGCTGCTTTCAGCTTCCATTGTGCTGTGTCATAAGCGCACTTCATCAACTTCTCGCTGTATTTTTCCATTTCCCGGTCAAGTTCAATCGTTTTTTCTGTGCAAGTCTGTGCAAGCTGCATGTACAATTCTCGGTTAGTCAATGTTTGTCACCTCACAAAATAGATGGAACGGCTTCACCCACGCAAAATCAAGCTGTCCGCAAGCGCCGTGCCTGTTCTTGACGATCTCAATCACGACATCGCTTTCGCTTGGCGGGTCTTCTTCCCGCTGTTCTCGCAATTTGGTGTAGTGTTCCGGGTTAATGGCAAGAATCATGTCTGCATCGTGTTCAATGGTGGCGGAGCCGAACATGTCGGACATCTTGATAAGTCCCGTGTCGGCGGCTCTCGCAGCCTGTACAAGCTCAATGATGCAGATATGATATTTCATTGCCAGCTGCTTTAATCCCCTTGTAAGGGCCGCTAATTCGTCATTGCGCTTTTCTTTGGCGTTCGGTGGTGCCACAAGTCCCAGATGGTCAATGACAACCACTTCCGGTTTTCGCTCCTTGATGGTCAGTTCAACGTCTGCAAGGCTGGTCAGGCTGGAATCATCCAGAATCAGCTTGTACCGTCTTTTCAGGATTTCTGCATCCTCTGCAATCTTGCTTTCTTCCTCTTCGGTCAGCGCATGATTTGTGATGCGGATGCTGTCGATCTGTTCCCATCGGGAAAAGATTGCTGTGTAAAGCTGTTCCCGGCTCATTTCCATTGACTGGTACAGCGTCAGGCAGGTTTGCGATATCTGCGCCGCCATTTGCAGGGCCAGTGTAGATTTGCCTTTGCCGGGCCGGGCGGCAATCACTGTTACACCGCTTCGTACAAGTCCGCCGGTCAGTTTATCCAGCGTTCCAAAACCCGTTTGGATGTTGTCATTCGGTTTTTTCAGCCATTGCAGGAAGTCCTCTATGCCATCAGCAAAGTCCTTTGCGCTGCGCTGGCGCTGGTGCTCCATGATGTGCTGCTGCTTTTCCATCATGGCGGCAACCGCGCCGAACATTTCATCCGCGTCTGCATCCGATGCCACAAGTTCGCCCATCTTGGCAATCATCAGCCGCTTCCGGTATCCATCCAGGACACAGTTGATGTAGGTGTTGAACCCGCTCACCGATGGAACTGTCTGGGCGCATTCGTAAGCAATCGCCTTGATGTTTTCTTTGCAGCGTGATATTATCGATACTGCATCCGCCCGTTCCCCTCTGCGATCAAGCTCCTTGCAAAGCAGGAAGATATCTCCCAGGTCTTTGATGCTGAACATCTGCGCTGTCAGGCTTTTGAACGCTTCGCTTTGCCGGTCAGGCTCTATCAGCATGATGCCAATAACGGCTTTTTCCGCAACAGCTGTATTCATTTGCCTGCCTCCTTCCACCCAATGAGTTTGGGAACAACGCCGTTAATCAGATCTTCCCGTGTGTATTCCCGGTCATAGATTGGAATCAGGTCTCCAGACTTGCGGGGTTCAGCAGGCGGCTGCGCTGTTTCGTCTTCCCAGCGTTTTTGATTCAGCCAGGTAGCAGGATACGGAATATACTTGCCGCTATCTTTCTGCCACTGTTCTGTGGTCTTGAGATACTCAAGGCTTTTCAGGATAGCGGACAAGGTAGATTCGTCAGTAACAAGCTTCTCAAATTTCTTGCGTGCATCTGCCTTGCCTGTCTTCTTGGGATAGGCTGACCAGAAGGTGTCAAATTGAGGAGAAATCGCGTCACCCCCTTGGGGGGTATAGGGGGTATTCTTTACATTCTTTACATTCTTTACATTCTTAGTATCTAAAGGTTTGTCGTTGGTTTGTCGTTGGTTTGTCGTTGGTTTGTCACTAAGATTGCCGCCGCTCTGGTAATGCTCATAGTTATTTATCGTGTACACGGTAAATTTATATGTGGCTTGCTTTGTCACTTCGTTTGTCGAAATTAGCCTGTTTATCGCAGTTCTAATTTGACGTACTGTGAGGCCCGTCTCTTCTCTAATTTCTTCGACAGTCAAAACAGACTGTCCGCGTTTTACCGCGATTCCTCGATAAAATTTATCTTCAAAACTTGCCGTTACAAGCAAATGCAAGAAAACATCTTTTGTAGGGCCGTCAGAGTACCATTTCCAATCACGTATTTGGCGATAAATTTTGATATAACCCTCATTGCTCATTTTTTATTCTCCTGAGATATTAGGGTTTCACAGCTCAAAACGGGAGATCACCGTCATCTTCAATCGGCGTATACTCGTCACTTGCCATCACAGGCGCAGAAACGGCCCTATTAGCCACGTTCTGACTTTGGGCGGGTTCTTTATTGCCTGCAAACGAAACGTTGTTTACAACCACCTCTACGGCGTTCCTGTTGTTGCCGCTCTTGTCCTGATAGTTCCGGCTCTGCAAACGGCCCTCAACGGCGATCAAACTGCCTTTCTGGAAATAGCGGCAGATGAATTCTGCGCTCTTGTCCCAGGCAACGATGTCAAAAAAATCTGCCTGATTCTGTCCGTTGGCATCCTTGCGTCCCCGGTCAACTGCAATGCGGAACGATGCAACATTTTTACCTGTTGTAGTCTGGCGCAGCTGAGGGTCAGCAACCAGTCTTCCCATAAGTGCAACTACATTCAACATGTCTTTAATCCTCAAAATAATTCTTTCCAAACCGCCGGGCAAACTCTTCCTTTGTCCAGCTGTAATCAATCATTGCCATGCGCTGTGCGGTCATCTTGAGTTCAAGCCGCATCCCAGCATCCAGCCCTTCCATCTCGGGCCAGCACTGCTTTTCGCCGTGAATCCATCTGTGGCAATCCGGGCAAACCAAAATCCACAGGCCAAGAGCTTTGCTTTTTGTCCGGTTCTGGCCGTAGAGCACTTCATGCCGTACCAAAGCGTGGCCGTTAAGGCAGCAATAACACTGTGGGTGGCCGAACATGTCTTTCTTGTTTGGCATGATGGATGGTGCATAGCCGTTGGAATCAAGCGCAACGCCAAATTCGTTTTTCATTCGCCGGTCAGTCCTTTCAGCTTTGCAATTTCGTCCGGTGTCATTGTGGGGATTCCCTGCTGCTGGCACTCCTGCACAATCAGTTCCAACAGGCGGTGCATCTGCTTGCTGTCGTATACGCTGGAACCATACCAGCATTGCAGGGTGCAGAACGTTCCGTTTGGTGTAGGCATGGTGTCCAGCAAAACAACCGGCCAGCCCTGTCCCTGGCTTTCCCATACGCGCTTAAAGGTTTCTGTTGCTTCCTGTTTGATGGTGATAATATTGCTTGCACCTGCAACATCCCGCACAAGGTCGCGGTAAATCTCAACAGCAGGCTTTTTCAGCTTTTCGGCAAGCTGGTTCATCAGCGTCCACGCATAAGCGTTAGAAGTCAGGCTGCGCTTTTTCCGTACCTCGCCAAAAACACCTGCAAACAGCTTGCCGGGGCCGGATTTGACTTCGTTCGCAAAGTTTTGCGCTTCCTCCATGTCTGGCTTGCTTTTAAGACGAAGCATCAAAATCTCACCCATCAAGGTAACATCCGCGATGTTGATTGTATGGCTCATTTGCTCCACTCCTGAATCTGTGCAATCAGCGCATTGCAGCCGTCCAACGTTTTCATTGTCCCGCCGGGAACGGCTTTCAAAGCGTCAAGCACTTCATTTCGTGTATGTTTTGATTTGGCGCAATACTCGGTAATTGCAGCTGTTAGTGTAGCGCGGGCTTTGACATATTCGCTTGCTTCGGCCTCGCTGGACTGAATATCGCCTTTGGTTGGCTGTTCTGGTGCTACGTTTGCGCTCGTCTGCTTGTGGTATTCATCACTGTCAGGGTCTTTTGTGTCATCAATGCAAAACAGGCCATTCAACGCATATTTTCTGGCATAGCTGGATGCTGTACCGGTAATCTGTGCGCCGTCCATACCTTTTTTGGTTTCATCCTCGCGGGCAAAAGCTGTGGTACTGGTTGAGTTTCCCTCTTTGTCCGTTACTGTGGCAATGGCCTTGATGTAATAGCGGCTTCCGATAAGTACAATATCGTCCATAACGGTCAGCGTGCAGCCATATTTTGCACAGAGAGGTTTTGCCGCTTCAAGAATGCTTTCCGCGTTCCGGTATTTGTACTTTCCGAAAGAGTTGTAAAGGTTCTTGGGTGCTTTCAATTCAGATTGAATCTTAGAAAGTGATTCAAACACGCTCATGCCTTTTCCTCCTTTTTCACAGTCCCGTTCACAGTCAGCTTTTCCGGCTCTCTGGTGAACGTGATATTCAGTGTTCCGCACGTTTCAATGCCGAGATTTTCTTCCTTTTTCAGGCTTTTCATCATCTCGTAGATTAGTTTTTCAATGCCATAGGTTTGCCCATCAACACAGATGGCTGCAAAGTTTTCCGAGCAGTAAAGGCTTCCTGTGGCTTCAATGCTATAGTTCTTCATTTCCATCGTTATCCTCCCTTACCGTGCTATCAATGCACGTTTCTCCCCAAATGCAATCCTCGCACATAATGGGGTGGCCGTATTCGTCAGCCGCGCCGCAGCCGGGAAAATCAAGCTCGATCATTGTTTGCTTTATCCGATTCATCCAGTCGTTTTGCCATGCCTCTCATTGCAGCGCAGTAGGCTGCGAAAATTTGGTCGTATTTCCATCGTTCGCTGTTGTTCGTGTCCAGGATTGCGATTTGGACAGTTTCAAAAAACACCAGGTATTTTTGCGGGTCATTGTATTCAAATGCCATTTCAATCTCAAAAGGGTTCATGCCAATACCTCCCGCAGCGTAATAGCGGCCCATCCGCCCAGCAGGCAGGCAATAAACCCGGCCAAAGATGCAGCCCCACCGCCTTGGGCAAGTCCGGCAACGGCGCAAACAGCACCGATTGCACAATCCAGCAGGGTAAAGTTTGCAAAGCACTTGCAAACCGGAACAATATGGGCTAAAATGGGCTTGTGAAACCGGAAAATTTCACGTTTTTTGCCGTTCAGTGCATTGCCGTACACTGGGCGGCTCTTTTTGTTTGCAGTCATGTTAGTGTCCTTTCTTGTTGTTTCCGCCGATCACATTGCCGTTGTCATCAAGTTCATCCCACAGGTAAGTACCCTTGCCGCTGTTGCGCCACTGGCCGATACCGCGCATTCTGCCGTAATTCAGGCATTCACGCACCATATCTTCCAATTTCGGGTCAAGGCACTCAACCTCAAATTCAATGGTGCTGCCTTCCGGCACGGTTTCGCTTTTGGCAATGCTGATGCGCTCACCCATCGGTGTCTGTGCCCGCAAAGAACGCTCACAGTAGCCCATCTTTAACCCGTGCGTATCGTAATGAATCTCGCGCGGATAAACAAAAATCAGGCCGTCAATGGCTTTCTTATAAGCTTTCAGCGCAGCGCAGGCTTTGCCGCCGGAATATCCTGCTTTGCCAGCTTTTGCAAGCATCTGGCAGGAATCTTTGAACATGCCCTTAACCTGGTAATTGTACTGGAACGGCGTACCGTCTGCGGATTTGTAAAACACCGTGATACGGTCTTCCGCATTCTGGGCCTTGATGTTGTCAATTTCCTCTGCGGAAAGCTCGCTGGTGGGTGCTTTGCTGGCAATATAGGTTGCCAGCAGCTCTTCATTGCTTGGGGCGCTGCCCAACGCTTCTTCGGTCAATGTAATTCGTACTTTCATAGTTTTTCCTCCTGTAATAAAATTTCGGTTTCGGTGCGGTTCCAGTGCATGTCTGCGCTATTCCGGTGCAGATCAGCTCCGTGCTATTCCATTGCAAATCGGTTCGGTGCCACTCCATTGCATATCTGAGCATGTCTAGGCGATTCCTCTGCTCAACAATTCAAATCACGTCTTAGCGGTTCCGTGGCTGATCTACGCAATTCCAAAGCAGGTCGAATCAAAGCATTTCTGTTGCCACGCATTGCATATAACCGCGGGTCATTTCAACGCCATTCAAAAGCATTTCTTCTCAAATCCATTCCGTTGCCAATCCGGTCATCGCTACTCCGTTGCGGTTTCAAGTCGTTGCTTACCCTTGCCATTCCGGGGCTTGTCATCTCGTCTCTGTGGTATGCAATTCCTCCGCATTTCCATGCTTTTCCCAGCCGAACAATTCCTTTGCTGCGCATTTCCAGAGCGTCTCCATGCCTATCTGTTCTAGCGCCATGCAAGGTGTCGCGTGGCCTTTCCAACGCTTGTATGTCGGAAATCAGCAGATAAGGCTTGCAATTTGTTCAACGGTCAAATCACGGAAGCTACCGTAATGCTGCCATACCCAGCCACGAGATTTGCCAAGAAGCTTGGCAACCTTTGTGGGGCCAAACAACAGTTGGCCGGGGTAAAGTTCAGCAGCGCGGGCGCGGATACCAACAAGGGTTTCTTGGTAATGGGGCTTTTCACGGGGCATATGCTCCCCTCCTTTCAAAACCTCACGGCCCCCATAATGCTGATTGCAAGGGCCAGAACGGATAAGAGCAACGCCACATCTTCCTTACTCATGCGTTTCACTCCTTTTCTTCAAATCGGCCAAATTAAAATGGCCGGTTGTGATGTGCATGTTGTTCGGGTCGCCAAGAACAGTTTCGTTTTTTACGTCCTTGAACGTAACTTCCGGCGGAATCTTGATGTCGGGGCCGACTTTCAGGTCAATCTCATGTGCCGTCTGGGTAACAGTGGTATTCCCAAAACTGGTTACGCTTTTATCGTTCATATGTTTCTCTCCTTTCACAAAGCTTTCAAACACAGCAGCCGGAAGGCTTCGCGGCCTTTAGGGGTTACTAGGGTTTGGATGCCGCTCCAGTTGGTCTTTTCGTTGTAACATTCCTTGACTTCAAACCAGCCATCACTGCGGTTTGCATACGGCATGAGCTTGCCGCGCTGGTTGCGGAAAATGTACTTCTTGTCAATCAGGAAGCGGATAAAAGCCTTTTCGCTGATTCCAAGCTCTTTTGCGGTCTCACGGAAATTGGTAAGTGTATTCCGGTCAACCAGTTCGTCAAAATATTCCGCTTTCGGCTGCATGATGGTGTTCTGAACCGTCAGTTCCGAAATTCTGGTATCCCGTTCAGCCAAAGTTTTGTTGGCAACCAGCAGGGCCTTTGCCATCAATTCCTCCGGCGAAAGCTGTTCCTGCCCGGCAATGTAACCGCCGTTCTTGCGGATGCTGGGCAAAACCTCGCTTGTGACCCAGCGTTTGAACTGTTTTGCGGTGGGAAGTTTGCTGGACAGAATCAGGCTGTAAAGGCCTGATTCGTTAATAATGGTGGTTTCCTTAACACCAAACTGGGTGGTGATTTGCCACCCAGTTTTTTCATCCTCATCAACATGGGTTTTTAGGGCGTTCACAGTATCCTTGTACCCAAGCACAGAAGCAACATCCTTGCCAACAAACCACGGCTCGCCGTTCATCTCCACCGTGCGCACATCGTTGTTTTCGTACTTGAAAATCTGCATGTTGTTCATTGTTCACCTCCACACTCATCAGAAAAATGCAGCTCCATCAAGTCGGCAATTGCAAGATATTCTTTGGCGTATTTGCTATCGCCGTGGGTTTTCTTGACGATCTCACGGAACTGCGCCAAATCACCATAAAAGCAACCGCACTGTACGCGGAGAATTTTATCCTTGCAGCGGAAAAATGTGGTCGTGCGGGAGTAGCGACCAAAGCCTGCAACGGCGGCGTAGTCCGCATTGCCGGAGACCTGCGCATTGCCGGAGACCCGCGCATTGCCGGAGACCTGCGCATTGCCGGAGACCCACGCATCGCCGTAGACCCGCGCATTGCCGGAGACCCACGCATCGCCGTAGACCCGCGCATTGCCGGAGACCTGCGCATTGCCGTAGACCCACGCATCGCCGTA